GAAACGGATATATTGTGGGTATGCGGTCCGGATGTCATCACAACAATGTATCACGAACAGGCCTGTGACGCGACGGAAGCGGACTCGTCTATCCGTCTTATGGACCGCGGGTATTTGCGGCATCTCGGATACGGGTCGTGGCGGGACTAACTGACTAGGGTAATAAAAGCGTATCAATAGAACCGTTAAATCGGTCATAACAAGCGGAATATTTCAATTCAGTCATACAGTATTCGGTGAGGTCAAACTTACTTTCTTTGGTATATGACGGATAATTCAAGCATACATTATCGTATAGAAATTGGGAGTATTTTGCGTTATTTTCATATAGAATTACGGGGCGATTCTTCTTGATGGTTTCCTTTCCGCTTGAAAAAATGAAGTTCTCGGAGCCTTGTGCGTCGCAATGGATAAACCCGATATTGTCGTGACCCATATCGTCAATCGTAGTCAATGCGATGGGTTCGCCTTCTTTGCCTAAACCAATACCTCCGAAATTACAACCAAGGTTTCTTTCTTCATTATAACGACGCTGGACGTTGCCACCGCCACCATCTAAATCAATATTATTCATATTTCCGGAACCTTGATAACAGAAAACTCCATTGTTGAATGGAATAATTTTGTCTTGAAGATTATTTTGTGTTACGTTTCGAACTAACAGTTGATACATAACATTTTGGGGCTCGTATGCGAACAATTTATTCGTATCGCTAATATAGGATGAATATACGACACTAGAGGTTCCGCAATGCGCGCCGATTTCTAAAATATTGCGGTCGGACGGAATGTATGGTTTTAATTTCAGCAAGTTGTCCTCCTCCCAATACCTATTTAATCTAAATTCATTTCCGATATATGCTTCGTTTTTCAATAATGTTATTTTCCCATACTTTGTATTATAGGTGTTCGTTGATAGTTCCATCGGGTGTGAATATGAATATGAATATATATCAATATATGACATAAAATAGTTGGTGTTTATACGCATTCTTATATCATCCGAACAACCATTTCATTCCGGAAATTAGTATTCCCGGTTCGTTCGTTTCGTTCGTTTCGTTGCTATTGAGAGGAATATTGACGCGAAAATCCGGTTCTTCTGGACTGGTTCGTGTCCCATCACCGTCTTCAATATACCCTCCAATACTGCTACCCCCGCCTGCCATCGCTGCGAGAATCACCGACTTGGGGCGATACCGCAAAATATCAATCTCGTATCGTGTTATTTTAAAGAGATCTTTTCCGTAAATCTCGTAAAGAAGCATCCATTCAAAGATACCGCCTGTATAAATATGGACGTTTGTAAATCCGAGTTTCACAAGTTGTTCGTATTTATGTAAGATGGTGATATCATTTGAGTTCTTGCCATATACAATAATCATTATATCGCGATTCTTGTGTAACATTGAGTTCACGATTTGCTCTTCGTATCGTATATCCACGGTGGTCTTGATGAGACAGTGCTGGAGAGACGCGGGGAGGGTGTTAATAATCAGTGTGGTATGCGGAACGTGTGTGTTACGATATACGACCATTTGGATGTCCTCGTAGCTGACTTTTGGCACGAGGGATACTTGGTTTCCCATTGAATAATATAGTTAACAATAGTAATAATATAGTTATACTAACCATATTATTTGTTTTTACACTCTTTTTAGTGGATTCGTCCTCTAGGTTGTGCTTTATTGTGACTCTTAATCGGTTTGGAATAATGTGCTTTAATCTGGATCAGAATAGAGCACGACCGCGAGGCCGAGCGAGTGGAGTGCCTATCGGCACGAAACGAAGCGAGGCCGAGCAAATTAGTTGAACGTTATCACAATATCCACAAACTCCTTCTTGATGCTTTTCGTAGCGGATAACGACAGCTCTTCGCGTTGCTCGGCTTCGCTTCGTTGCGTGCCGGTGGCACTCCACTCGCTCAGCCTCGCGGTCGCGCTTTAATCTGGCCCAGAATAGAGCACGACCGCGAGGCCGAGCGAGTGGAGTGCCTATCGGCACGAAACGAAGCGAGGCCGAGCAAATTAGTTGAACGTTATCACAATATCCACAAACTCCTTCTTGATGCTTTTCGTAGCGGATAACGACAGCTCCTCGCGCTTTTTGCGGTGTTTTCCTACTTTCGCTTTGGATGCGACTACGGAGTCGGAGACTACGGAGGACCCGGAGGGGACGGAGTGGTTGGAGGGGACACAGGAGACTACGGAGGAGCCGCAGGCGACGGAGTGGTCGGAGCCGGAGGCGACGACGATCTCACATCCGTCCACCGTGGCCGCCGACGTCTGGTGCGATTTCGCAATTTTACGTGTCGTATTATTCCTAATATTCATATCGGTTTCAATCGCCGTATAATTCTCCTCGATATAGCGAAGCACCTCATTCTCAATCGCCCATTTAAAGAAATTCAGTTGCCCTAGCGTCGTCTGGATATACGTCGACCCGTTTTTATGCGGGACATTAATCCGGTCCCATCGGCAGAAGGGGTCAAACCGCTTTTTGGAATATGCGCGGAGTTTCAGTTTATAATCCACGTAGACTTTGAATCGCTTCGCGGCACCGGCACCGGCACCATTCCCGCTGCCTACGAGGTCATATACCGTATAATGCTTCTTCGAATAATTGGTGACAAACCAATCCATAATCCGAAGCGAAATATTGGTCGTTCCATTGATGACGGAAAGCATCAGGTCCATATTCGCGCCGCCGTTTTCATTATAAAATCGCAGGACTTTATGAAGCAGGAGATCGTTTTGGGTGTTATAGAGGCTTGAACTGTGGGCCGCACATTTATGTATCTGCGCGTGCGGGTATTGAATGTCTTCCTTGGGTTGAATACATGCTAACATTGTTGGGCGGCGTTCGTGTATTAGACATAATGATAAGTATTTAAACCGATTTACATCGGTTTGTGCCCGATTTACATCGGTTTACATCGGTTTACATCGTCGGGTATACGATATAAAACCATCCCGTTATGAATTATAAGTCAATTCGTATTCCATATTCCATTTCATTCCATAGTATGTCTCTCGACCGCGCCGATTCGGTTTCACCTGATAACTGCGTCGCCCAGTATAAAAAGGCGAATTCAATGCTCCAGTCAAGCAGCGATTCTGACAGCGACAATGAAAGCACCGAACACGGTAAACTCGTCGTGGATTTAAATAAAATGCCAGAGGGGCAATACGAATATTACACCGATGCGTCCAGTATAATGAACCAAATGTTGCTGTATATTTATCATACGATTCATAACTTGGTTCATATCCCCGGCGGCGGTTGCGACGACTCCGCGGGGGCGGTCCCGGTCCCGCTCAAGTTGCGCCGCCGCCCCTATAAATACGACAAGGAGGATTTCTGTTATTCGCAAATCGGCTATGGCAACTATAAATATACGTATACGGTCCCCGCAACGAAGACCGACCCCGAAAAATCCGCCGAGTTTTTGATAACCTACCGCCAAGAATCAAAAATCGTGGGGACAGCCGATTCAGCAGTGAAGTTTGAATATATGACGGTTCGCACGGATTCGCCGGTCATATTTCACCATTTCTACCGCGAAAGCGACAACTTCCTAGAAAACAACGAACAAGATGTCAGTAAACTTCACGTCTATGTGATGTCGAAATACGGCGAGTGGATGCGCTATAACAAAATCCCCTCGCGCACCCTAGACACCGTTTATTTCGACGAGAAGTTGAAACAGAAGATGCGCGCGGATATTATCGACTTCTTAAAGAAGGAGAAGGAATACGATGAGTTCGGGATTCCGTATAAGAAGAACTATCTCCTTACGGGTATTCCGGGCAGTGGAAAGACCAGTATTATCAAGGCGATGTGTAAGGAAATCGGGTATAATCTGTGTATCTTCTCTATCAATCACGACACGGACAATAATACCGCCCTATCAGCGTTCCGCGATATTCCGCCCAAGTCCGTCCTCCTTTTTGAAGACATTGATTGTCTTTTCGAGAAACGCACCGGCACCCAAGAAAACAAGAGCACATTCACATTTAGCAACCTGCTCAACCTGCTGGACGGCGTCTTTTTCCGCAAGGGGCTGATTTCATTTATTACAACGAATCATCCGGAGAGTTTGGATCACGCGTTGCTGCGACAGGGCAGGACGGATATGATTATTCATATGAACTACCCGAAGAAGGTGGACGTCAAGCATCTGTTCCGCGATATGATGCGGAAGGAGGCGATGACCGCGGAGGAAATAGACCGCGAGTTTGACAAGTTTTACGAGCATATCAATAAGAAAACGATTACGATGGCGGGGTTGGTCGGGTTTCTGTTTCGGTATCGCAAATCGTGGGCGGAGAATATCAACGAGCTCCTGGATACGGATAAGTTTATCAAGGAAGTGACGCGGAATGTGGAGGACAGTAAGTTGTATGCTTGATGAGATAGTCGTATCGTATTTTTTTCATATTGTATAATAGTATGAAATATGATATCTATAAATGATAAAATAATAACTATATTGGGTTATATAATTTATGTTATACATTTATTATTATCCATTGTAATGAATATTGGATGGTTATTTATAACTAACACGTTATATTTACACATTTTGATATTTAGTCAATCGTTAACTTTACTTGGATGGTGTGTTTTTCAAGATAAATGTATAATAACGTTATGTGAGAACATATTATTAAACCGAACTACAAAAAACAATACAATTGATTCTTCCAGTATAACCACTAAATTTTTATCGAGATATTTACCATCAAATCAAGTAGATACGATATTACTATTGTTTGTTATGATTGCTTTACTTTTCACATTACTAAAAAAAATATATGTGAATTATCATTCATTATACTAATAAATACATTTGGATTTCTCAATATTACACTTACTCTACCTTCCGAAAAGTGAATTGTTTCCCCATACGAAATCTCTCGGCATCCATTGTTCCCCTCTTCAAATTACAATCCAAACACGCAATAACTACATTCGCATCATTATGACCGTAGTTATTATCGATTCGGTCCAGCGTCCATTGTCGCCTACACATCGCTTCTTTGTATGCGACCTGGCAAATCTCTCGGCAATAGTGGCATAAAAGGTCAGCGCTGACCAATAATTCCACAATTCGGTCGGTGGTTACCGTATAACGCGGGTCATAGATATTATGGTGTTTATCTTGGTAAATATATGCTTTTCGTTTCGTGTCAATCTCTCGGAATAAGTGCGTGAGCGCCGCTGGCGAGGACGAGGGCGAGGACGCCGCCGACACGCCGAGAGATTTGTCTGCCACGGATGCCTTCAACATCTCGAGCACGAGAGATTGGTCCGGTTCGTATACGTTATCAGTCAACCCTGTGCCTCCACGATTCTTCGGCACTTTTCTCTCAATCACCGCTTCCGGGTCCGCCATTTGCTTCATTTTGTCCTGGTTGCGCTTGCCGATGATGTCTATTTTCTTCATAGTATTATTATTGTAATTATTATTATTATTATTATTATAAACACCGACTACAATACAATACAATAAACACCTACTAAATAACCTCGCGTCAGTCCGCGTTGAACGATGCTTCAATGCGTTCTATCCAATACGACGTCCCGAGTTTCTCATATCGGAAGGTTCGTTGCGCGTATTCCGAGAGAATCCGGTCCAGGAAATCTCTCGTGAGGTCCGACCACCGGTCTATAATTACGACGGGTAAATCGTGATACAATTCTTCAAGGGCGCACCCTCCATCGCCCGGTATTCGGCGCACAATGACAATACACCCGAGCATCAGTGCTTCCCATGTCCGAATCGTATCCAGACCATTCCCGCGCGGACTTGCGACAAATACGTGTTGAGTATACGCACCCCATGTGTCATACCTATTTATGGGGGTTTCTTGGACCGAAGCCAAATCTCTCGGAATTGTATTATATGCGAGTAATCTCTCGGAGTTCCCATTTCCATCCATATTAAATTGGAAGTTGATATAGATTCGCGGCGGGGCGGTGGCGGTGGCGGTGGCGGTGGCGGTGGCGGTGGCGGTGGCGGTGCCGCGCCTCGAGAAGTGAACGGCGGTTTCACGCAAGCGCGAGAGATGCCGGTCCTGGGTATGCGCCGACGACATCGGCGTATTCGCCCACATCGTTCGCGCGGAGAGCGTCCAGTAATCAATTCCATACGGGATGGGGGATACATGTAGGGGTGTACCCCCCGATGATGGCCGCGCATAACAGTTTGTCGCAAACCAGTGACGCAATAACGCCCCCGAGGACTCATCTGGCGTTACCACCACCTCCTCCGGAAATGTCGCGTCATCCATACACGATACAATGACATACGGTTTATTGGCTGCGTGAATGAGAGGTTGGATATCCCGTTGAAACACACCCACAGCTCGTTTATTCTGCTGGACCAATATAACAAACCGCGAATATTTCTGTATAATCCGCGCAATGTCCCCCGCATCACCATCGGGCGGGAAATACATTGTTATATGGAGAATTCCGGTCTTATCGCCGGGATGTGCTTTGTAGTGGTCGTATATCCCATAAATTGAAAAATTCATAAGCATACGCGACTCGTCGTATACTATCGTATCGTCTACGATTTAGATAGATTATCTGTATTGTTATTATTGTCGCTATTGCTGTCGCTATCGTCGCATCCACCGAATGAACTCCCCGCAAAACTACGGTTTCATTTATAATGAATTCGTTATTGATACTTCGCGGAATATCATCGTGAAACGATTGAGAGAAACGATACCTGAAAACAAAGACGGCAAAATGAAGCTTCAAAAGGAAATCGGCTTTTATAATTCATTGACGGCGCATAAAATACCCGAACCGTTTGTATTCCCGCGCATTTATTCTACGACGACGACGACGGCGACCGCGACCGCGACCGCGACAGGAGACTCTCACCGCGGAGCTCTTCCGGAATTACATATCCAATACTTCCCCGATCACGAACCGTTGACCGAGAGATTCCCGTATGCGCCGGCCAGTCAAGCTCTTATAATAAAGGTCATCCGAGAGATTTTGGATTGTATTTCCCCCCTCCACGCAAACAGCCCGCGATTACAAATCACCGATAAAGAATACAACGACGCTATTCGCGCGGAGTGCTATGATAAAATTGTAGAACGGTATCATTCTGTGAAATGGGAAGAGGATATTTACCCCGATATCAGGAGATTGAATTATGTAAATGGAGTGAAAGTGCGTCCATTTTTAGAATACGCGAATATCATCAAAGACCGGGTCGGGGCGGCGGCGGGAGCGTGTGGGGACCGGCGGTATTTGACATTTATTCACGGAGACACGCATCTCGGTAATATATTAGTCCCGAAACGCAACGACGACGATGACTATGACGACGACGACCTCCCAAAATACGTATTCATTGACCCCCGCGGATATTTTGCGTCATATGACGTATATGGCGACAAGCATTATGATTATGCGAAACTGTTATTCGGTATATCAGGATATAGTCGGTTCGACCAAATGATGATACATAATTGCGATATCGTGCCGGCAGGCGATGCCGACGCAGACAATGCCGATGCTTTGTGTATCCAGATTCCATTTATAGATGAAACCGCGCGCATATACGAATCTCTCACCACCCCCGAGTGGCAATCGGCTGTCCCCGAAATAACGAGCGAACTCACGCGCATCATTTCATTAAGTATCTGGCTGGGGAATAACAGCACGTTTGTTTCACCGCATAAAAAACTGATGAGTCTGATGATTGGGAGATACCTTTGTGAGAGATTTTTGGGATGAAGCGTCTACACACTCCTAAAATCATCAAAATAAAAGGCATCCTTTTTATAATACCACTTATCCTGTTTGGCGTATTCATCGTGTTCGTCTATATACAAATATATAATCGGAGTAGAATGCCGCAATGATTCATACCCGATACTTGTATTCTCAAATCCAATCATATATTTTTCTTGACGATAATACAATTCTACCGCCTTTGCGTAACACTCCGGGTGTGGTTTCGGCGCGGTATATGTTTCGCGAACACACCATTTCTCTATATGGTCCAATTCAGGGACAACCCCGCGAATAATATCGGTAGTCGCTTGACTGCTATTTGTAACAACTACCGCATTTATAGTCGTCGGGTTCGCCTTAATAAAACGAAGCATATCTAGTGCGTGGTTTGTGGGGGTGATATACATCGGGGCGTAAATCTTGAACGCTGCCAACTTTTCATTTCGCATATCTGAGAGAATTCGGTCGGTTTCTATCGTGTCTTGGTCTGCCAAATCGGCAGCCACCGTTTCCAAGTAAGTATGGATATTTTTATAATTAATATACTTATTCCATTCGGTATATGACATAAATAGGAGCCCGCGATTGCGGAAGACTTCAAGATAACTACGGTAGTGTGCGTATGATGTATGGACGAGTGTTCCGTCGAGGTCAAACATCAGGAAATATGTATTGTCTCCGCGGCCTTGCTCCACCGCCGTCGTCGTCTGAGGGGCGGTGACGCCAATTTTCGGATGTTTGAACCTAGAAAACACGTGCGGTAATGTTTCAGTAAAGGAATGTGTAAAGAAATTATTAATATTATATCGCGCATCAACGAGTTGGGTATCATACGGTCGCATTGCTTGTTGGTAAGCGCCCGCGCCCGCGCCCGCGCCAGGATGACTCGGTACAATATGTAAATGCGATAATTCCAAATATTCCGAAATCGCCCGTGTCATTTGGTATTTCGTGAAACAATTGTCTGGATTATAATAATGATAGATGCCTCCGAATTTCGCGGGGGTATCATCGCCCACCGTCGCCCCCGTTGCCAGGATTGCTACTGCGCGTATAAATATACATAAATCCGGAATATACACAGGACGTCTGATATAATAATCATCCTCGGGTCTCGTCAATCCCGGTGTGTGCGCACGCAAGTCCATTACACTCTTGGATAATACGGTCACCGCATTGTCATATAACGGAGAAGCAATATTTCCAGTATATAGCACCGGTGTGCGAATAATACAGTAGTTCGGCGATGTTGCGTAATTCTTCTGAACTCTACACTCCGATAAAAGTTTGGTTATTCCATAATTCTGGAGGGGATTTACCGGCGTTTTCGGCGAATATGGTGGTGTCGTCCCGTCAAAGACGTAATCAGTGGATAGGTGAATAAAATAAATACCGCTCTTTTCACATAATGACGACATCATATCTACTGCGTCCACATTTACGCGCATAATCGCATTCCAGTCCTTTTCGCATACATCCACCATTCGTTGGACGACCAAAAATACGCAAGCCAGCCATCGGTGGCCGTTTTTCGTAAAAAAATCGGACACATCGCTGGGGTTCGTGAAATCCACGCGAAACATATTATCGCGTTCGCAGAATGCGCGGTCCGTAGACGTATGATATGTTCCGTCATAGTGAATATTCACTCGTTCAAATAAGTCGCAGAGGTCGCGGCCGACAAGTCCGGACGCACCACAAACAAGGATACGGTCGCGGCCGACAAGTCCGGGAACAAGGATTGTCATTATATACACAATATACCACGACGTGTGTTTAGGTTTCATTTATATTTTTTTCACAATCCGCAACTTTGGCGCCGGTCGCCCCTGAATTTTCCTCAATCCGCGCGTATACCACAACGGCATTCCGCGCAGTTTCCCCCATTTCGCGATGCGGCGCTTCGGTTCGGACAAATAATAACTCCGGTAGGACGCAACCGCGTCGTAAATGTCGTGGCCGTGGCTGGTTCCTGTTGCCACCGTCCCCGCCGTGGCGCGGACCTTGAACTCATCTGGCATCGCAAGCGCGAACGGGGTCATTATACCGGGGGCATTGACGCGCTCAAATGCGTCGGGGGGTGGGATATTCTGGCGTAAATACTGTGCCACAATATACGATTTGTGTTGTTTTTGTGCGGGGTGGCCGTATCTGTATTTCCATTCAGCGTGCATTGCGTCGATGAGATCCAGGGTCCAGATGAAGTTGGCTTGCGCGGCACGGCACCAAATTGTGACGGGGTGGTTCTTGTGCGCGATTTTATAGACGCACGGGTCGCATACATCCGCGCCCGCACCCGAAAGTAAGCGATGGGTCGTACATAACATCTGGACCGCTTCCAGGATGATTTTCGCGATATGTTTATCCATCATATATTCCGCGGTCTTGGCGGGGTCAAGCGAGAGAATGAAGAGGTTCATTATTGGGGGGTGTGTCTGTGTCTGGAATAATTGTAAAATTAGATTTCAATTTATTCCGCGCATTCCATTTCATTCCATTAGACGTACTCTTCCGGACACGTCGCCCCCGAATTATGTATTTTCCGAATAATATTTGTCGTGCTTTTATTTTCCACATTACCGAATAAAACAATACGTTTGAGAGATGGGTGTTTTGCGCGTATTTCTCTTTCGGTATAATCAGACCCCTTAAACCATATATCCGGTTGTATCGTAAGCATAATATTATCCAGTTCCTTTTCATATGTATTATCGCTTTCGTCATATAAAATAACGTAATCAATAAACGGCATTGTCAGTAACATCCGCGCGCGGTCTTCAATACGGTTGACGGGTCGGTCGGTGCCTTTAATATCTCGGATTTGTTTATCTGAACTTAAACAAACGAAGAAAATATCGCACAACGACTTGCTCTGTTTTAATGTAGAAATGTGACCGCTATGGAATATATCAAAGCAACCAGATGTAAGCCCGATGACGGGTTTCGCGGGTGCGCGAAGCAACTTCATTATATCAGACATTTGTGTCCTCGTATGAATTAATTTACGATTATCGTCCTGATATAAATTGGATATACGTAATACGACCACTGTAGCGTCGTCGTCGGCCCGGGCGTCATCAACGATTTCTGTATTATTTGTAATAACCGATCCAGGCGACAATACCGAAAGGTTGCGCGTGTGAAGCGTTCCCTGTAATAATATGTCAGTCGTGCCAGTGGTCGTCGCCCGGGTGGTGGCGGGGGTCGTAGCCACATCACTGTTTCCGTATACAATCGTCTTACACGTATGATGAAGATTATGAAACGGAAACGTAACGTCATTGCCACTCCCGTCGCCGCCGGCGTATTCAATCGCAGACCCGCTATATGTATTCTTATCGCGGGTATATACATCTCTCAAACGAAGGAGATCATTTTTATCAGAATGTTCCAATATCGCGCCATCCAGGTCCGCGTATTTATGATATATCTCTACCTCCAATACTACAGCATTCGGCGAATACGCAAATATCCCGTGAAACATACACGCGGGTATATAACACACGTCCCCTTCATTTAGTATTTTAAACCCGTCGTATAAATCAATACGAAATGTCCCGCTAAGAACACATAACACGGTATCTTTATGAAAGTGACAATGAACGGATGTCTGCTGGTCCTGATTCACGTGAAGTATCCATACGCCGACATCCTTATTCTGATACGCCATATATTCATATCCCCACGGTTTGATATACCCTTTATCCAAGTAATTGTAAAAGGGCGACACGCGGTAGTTTTTGTATTCCTCGGACGACTTCGCAATCGCTAGTTCTTCACGGGTGGGTGTTACATAGAAGCGCATCGTACGTATATATTCGTATAGACTCGTATATATTCGTATAGACTCGTAGTATTTATGTCATTTCATTCCTCTCCGCTACCGATTACATGACACTCGGTAAATCAGCCAAAGAGACAAATTTGATATACTCCGCGCCACGGTCGTCCCCGTCACCGCCCATAAATACGCGAAACCACTCGCCCATTTTCAACGCATAATCATTATTACACGGCATTATTGGATGTGTTATATAAATAGCTTTGCCGGCGCACCCGCCCCCCCGAAAATATTGCGCCAGATTTTCATTGAACCAAATCCACGATGCGCCGCAATATTGCGATATGATGGTGTCGCACGCGCGAACGATGGTTTCCAAAATAAACAGGTTTCGGAACGAGTTTTCCGATTCAGAGTATCCAAATGAACGGTCACAGCAAATAATATTCGGATATGCGTCAAACTCGCGCGCGTGAGAAGGAACCATAAATGTATGCGTGTTCGGAAACATTCGCGCAAATCCAGCGATATAATGATTCATAACATAGGGTTCACCTAGAGCCGATAAAGGCGTAAAATTAAATATGAATACGAGTTTGCGACCGCCGCGCGGATTCACGATATGCCATTTGCGTATCCACGCGGTAAACCCATTATCATTGTAAATAGACACTGGAATTTCTACCACTGGCATTATTTTATGATTCGGGATTTCTGTATTCACAAATGTCTCGCGATAATGAGCGTTAATGGTATCCAACGAACGGGTATATCCCGCCTTTAATTCGCGAAAATTGACGTCGGTGCTTGATACTGCCGCACACCATACATTCATAAAAATATATCGTTCCCGGTTGATTTGAATGTCAAAATAACGGTCTTCTCGGTGTTGATATGTATGATTAAAAACATCGTGTATCAGTTTTTCATTCCCGCGTAACGCCGTGGTGGTCTGGATATTGTAAAGATTGGGAAGTTGATGACCGGAAAATATATATTCGCCCTTTGACACGATATAATAAAATCTGCGTGATGGGTTTGTGTTACATATATGGCGAATAAAGGGCGACGCGAAGAATGTGTCGCCGAAATTACACGGGTTGTAGAAACAAATATACGACGACATTCGCGAGAATGACAATACTTTATATAAAATAAAATATCGTTTTACATCTTTTTACGAAACAGTATAAAACTAAAATATACGGTTATATCATAAAATGTCTTTGAACTCCCACACTTTTTCCGCCGCCGCCACCGCGCCTTGCGCCGCCGCACCCTGTGCCAAACTTACGCTGAATATGGGTCGTCCAAGCCCAAAGTCGTTCACGATCCCCGTCCAGCCAGCGACTTCTCCCACACGTAGAAGTTCTTTGTATTGGAATACAAAGACGGTAAATCCAGGTCTTATACGCCCGATGTAAGGCATAAATCGCATAAATTTACATTACGACCGTATCGTAAATTTATACTCCATTCAACAAAACCTACTGAAATCAACACGAGGACCGTTTAGAATCGTAACTGGCAACCACGGAAGCGCGGTTGGATTACACATCTGTAATGTAAATGGCCCTGCCGCGAGTGTGGCACAGACGCCGATGGCTACTCGTGTTGAGAGAATGAAGCGACTAACATCGCCGGTTAATTCCACTCTCGCACCCACATTAGAACGGCCGATTTCAAATGATGCGCCTGGAATTGGTCGTGTGAGCGAAAATGACGTAGACCACGTATTCCCGATGCTTCTACTTGTCCCTAAAATAGACGCCCACGCTCTATACCCAAAGTTGGCCGGTGAATCACACGGGCGAAACCACGCAGTCGCGCCAATTGATATATAATTTTGAAGACCCACCGTACATCCTAATTCACCGCCCAATTTAGCATCCGCACACGTACAAAAGTTCGGAAGACGGAACAAACTCGTGATTGGACCACAAATACTCAATGATGTAGGTCGTAAACCAGCGCCAAAATCGCGGTATTCGGTGACATGGAAGGCGTCAAGATTAAGGACGGCATTGAGACCGGCCTCCTCGGCATTGACCTCGGCCGAGACACACCGCGAATTTTCCGCACACGTATACGACGTCGGACACGAAAACCGAGCATCCATACATCTAACAGCCCGATACAATGGAGAGCATGCGTATACAAGCCCGGCGCCGGTAGCATTACTCATACACGTTTGGCGGGGGGGCACACGAGATTCCATTTCCACAATCCTGCGTGATTGGCGCAGTCATCGCATTGGCGACACCGATGCCGCAGCCGATGCCGCAGCCGATGCCGCAGCCGCCGAATGTAAGCAACAACGCGCACGATAGAATCGCAATAGGTTTCATTACTATGATATGGATATACAATATAATAGTAATCCGTTTATACTGATTGATTTATTTGTATTATGTGTGTATACATAATCTCTACGATATGGATTTTTATCAGCAACGATATAATTACGAACCGTCGTTTACGTATCGGAAATTTGTTAATCTGGACCAACCATACACTCAACATAATAAAGAGCTAGGCCCAATAAATTTGATTATCCAGACATACCCGATACAGAAACCCGAGAAACTGGAAGAATTGTTATTATGCCTCCATAATAATTTGAATAATAAATGTATCAAAAAAGTGTATAATTTATACGAAGGTGATATTGATTTTTTACCCGAACACATAAAACACCATGATAAGCTAATACATCTAAAAGTCCATAAGGATGAAAAAGAATATAGTTACACACATGTTCCGGATTTTAGTAAATTAAACAAGAGTCTAGAATATATAAAAACTGGCTATGAAAATGGAGGTATAGATGCCACTACGGATAAATCGATGTTCGCGAATAATCTAAAGGGGCGACTATCGTGGAACTATTTTATTACATTTTGTCTAAAAACATTTCAAGACGGCGAAATTGTATGTGTTGCCAATAGCGATATCATACTAGAAGATTCAATTGAATGGTATTCCGTTTCTAATATGTTAAATGATAAACTCGCGCTTTGTCTATCAAGGCACGAAATAGATAAAAAAGGCGACGTATTTGTAGATTTTTGGGCGATGAAGTGCTGGTCGCAAGATTGCTGGGTTTTTAGGAAAACCGATAAAATGAAAACGCTAAAAAGCAGAATTGATTTTTCAATAGGAAATTGTATGGGGTGTGACAATGTGATTGCCGGTTTCGCGCTCGCAAATAAATACATTCCTATCAATTACGCATTAAAGTATAGAATATTTCATCTAGACCGAGTTACAAAAATAGTGGAAAAACAAGTCGTATTAACAAAATCACACGACAATCGGATTATAGAAAACATATCAAATTTACCAAATGCTAAACCGTGCCCATTTTTAAATTATGGATGGTTATTGTCACAACCATTACACATCGTGTATAATACGATTGTCGAACATGTCGATCGTGGTAGCCAGGTTTGTAGTCGCGTCGATTATCACGTTCACTAAATCCATACTATACGAAAAACAACTTTAAGTCATCTTTGTATATTATGTATACTACTTACAATGCCTCGTAAATCCGCCCCCGCCTCCGCCTCCGTAGCACCAGCCACAAATGCCGCCACCGTCATCGAACCCCCCGTATCACCAGCCACAAACGCCACCGCCACCGCCACCGCCGCCGCCGACGATGCCGCCCTCAAAAACATCAACTACAAAAATATGCTCCTCACCGGCAATTACGGTCTAATGAAACCAGATATTGTCACCAATCCAAATATTGACGATATCCTTGAAAATGAAAAGAACGCGAATAAGAGCGACCCCTGGAATAAATTGGATAAATCCGCGAAGGTTGGTAAACTCAAGGAATTCGCGGGCATTCACGGGAAGAAGGAAAACTACACCGACCAAGAAATCGTCGGCCTCTACCAGTTTCTTGTTAGCGCGTTAGACCAGAAGAAGCTGATGCGTGCCAAGGATGTCGTATATGACAAATCTATCGGCGCCATAACAAGTATTCCGTGCCTCATTTATCACGCCGGATTTAAGAAATTCACACTCAAACGGTGTGAAAAGCGCCAATCTACGATGAAATCACTCGCACCTACTACTAGTATGTCGAAGAAGCGAAAGTTGGCGGCGGCTGCTGCTGCTGCGGGCGATGAAGCGGTGGAGGCGGCTGCGGCTGCGGGAGAACTCGCCGCCTAATGACGGCGCTTCCGTGTCCGTGTCCGTGTCCGTGTCGGTGTCCGTGTCGGTGTCCGCGCAGTAAGACGGTTTGATTTCTTACCGGGTCTTGCCCTCCTTCCAATGGAACGTGAAACCTTAAAACTACACCGAGCGCCACATCTCGGTTTTATCAGTTTGCGCGTAATTTCGTCCTCGTGTTCTAATATAATATCCACCATATTCCGGTAGAATTCTCTAAATTTCCCACGATTCTTCTTCAGTTCCGCGAATGTAAACCATTTTATTTCCGCTTTTTCAAGCAGACCATTATGCGGATTTTTCTTCGCGCCAGGTAGATACTTTTCAAAAAAACGGTAATTGTTCTCGTAATATTGTTCCAATTTATCGTCGTAGTCGGTTTTAAAAACAATGGTGGTGTATTCGTGGAACTTCAACTCCGCGATTTTGTTCTTGACCGCGGTCTTTTTCAACGCGGACTGTGACCCCAGTAGCCCATTGAGCTCTTCACTCCCTTCTCTCGTCGCAACGTCTAGGGGCGTCTCATTCCGTTTTGAACCGCCGCCGAAATCCGCCCAACCCGGTGTATCATTGAGTTCATTCTCTCGTCCGAATAATAAATAAATCGTGCCTTTATGGACGGCCGCAGGCAATAAACCGGCGCCAACCATTGTAACGAATCAAATACTACTATAGATAGATATAATAGATATAATAGTAAAATTGAATATTCTTATGAATATAAACATATTTATACGAATAATATATGGATTATGAACCAAGATGCTAAAATCGACGCTGATGAATATCGCGAATCGGGTGGAGTCGTCGTGGACGACCGATGCGCCGCCGATGCCGCCGCCGATGCCGCCGCCGATGCCGCCGTCGCACCGTATTCCGTCCTTCCAACCGATGAAGATAGAGAGACCATTATCGACGACGCGCTTGATGAACTGGCCGACATTGCGCGAGAGAATATACTGGAATTCAAACGCGAGGATTTCGATACAGAAGAAGTCGTTGGAACATGGATTGACAGCTATTTATGCCAGTACTTCGAGGACATAACACCCGCGAGGTCGGACTTCTCAACCGCCACTGCGGCGGAAGCAGACGCATTAAATGAAGTCCTCGAAGTGTATATCCAAGAGTTATATAATGACATCGCTGAGAGATTTTACGAGGAAATCGCGCCCTTTAGAGCCTCGGTCGCCTCGGTCGCCTCGGTCGACGCCGCTTCTAGTGTCGTGTCCGTTATGACCCAGAAAATAAAGACCTTGCGCGAAAAGCCGCAACCCGACCAACGAACGCCGGAATGGTATGCGCGGCGCAATAATCTCATCACCGCAAGCGCCGCTTCTAAAGCGTTCGGGTCGCAGGCGTCTATTAATCAACTCGTCTATGAAAAGTGTAAGAACTACAGCGCAGCCGCCGCCGGCACTGAACATGCTTCGTCGCCACTCCAGGGTTCAGTGAATTCCCCACTTCACTGGGGTCAACGTTATGAACCCGTCACCGTAATGGTCTATGAATACCGGAATAAAACCCGGCTGGGTGAATTCGGGTGTATCCAACACGATGACTACCCCTTCATCGGCGCATCCCCCGACGGAATCAATGTGGACCCCGCGTCACCCATCTACGGTCGGATGGTTGAAATTAAGAATATCTTCAATCGAGAGATTACGGGACGTCCCAAGGAAGAATACTGGATTCAAACCCAGATTCAAATGGAAGTCTGTGACCTGGATGAATGCGATTTCGTGGAGACCCGGTTCAAGGAATATGAGTGCGAGGAGGACTACCTTGCGGACACGTATCGTGACGGCAAGAGAGGATACTCCGCCAACGGAAATGAAAAGGGAATCATCCTTTGGTTTCAAACCGCGCCGGCCTTGACGCATCACGGGTATGTATCGCAGCCGATACAGTTATACGAATACGCGCCGATTGGCGTGACGACGGGGGACGAAGAATACGTGGAATGGGAGGCCGCGGTATTCGCCAAACACGAACGTGCGCGGAATATCTGGGTGCGGACGATTTACTGGTATTTAGACGAATACAGTTGTGTTCTCGTCCATCGCAACCGACTTTGGTTCTCGGAGGCGGTGAAAGTGCTAGAGCGGGTATGGGCGACGATTGAAGAAGAGCGGGAGACGGGGTATGAGCATCGCGCGCCGAAAAAGAAGCCAGTGACGACGGCAAATGGTGGCGCAGCAGACACCGCGGGCAATGGTTCTGAACTCAAAATCATAAAACTGGAATGCGCGATTGTTCCGAGCGCAGCGACGACGACGAGCGACACGGCGGCGACGGCGGCGGCGGCGACGGCGACGAATATGGCGACATTGATGGCGATAAACAACAGTATGTTCCAGACAAATAAAAAATACGGCGGTGGCGGCGCGAGACACACCCCGAAAGGACCATCAGAGGTTCTAATCAACTGTTTCAAAATCAACGACCTTGAAATAGATGAGAGTAAGGTGTGATTTATGTAATTATACCAACCGACGTATTTAGTATGTATTTATTCGAACGCGAATGAATAAATATAATACTAATATAATTTATAACAAGCGATTTATTGAATTATGGCGGCAGCAGGAGCCGGGTCAGGCACACGAAAACCCGTTCTTGAGATATATTGCGGTAGTGGCCTCGGAGCATATTTGATGAAGCCTGTAAATAAAGGCCTAGAAATATTTGGTAGGGGGGATATTGTGTCACCTAAAGGTAAGGATAGGGTAGGTATCCATTCTGGAGTGATTGGTCACGGTACATTGCATACGGTTGTAGGCGACGCAGATCATACATCTAATACATTCACCCCCAACATGGATTATGAACAGCCCCACGTGACTAATCCATACTTTGACTTTCTTCGGGTGTATGAAAACCATCCGATGATTTCTGAATTAGTTAAGAAATACAATGATGGTTCATCCGCTGACCAGGACAACGCAAACCATTTTATTGATGAAGTAAAATCAATGACATGGGAAGAAAGCAATGAGGTAAAACCTGGTGGTAGTTATTGGTTAACTCCGTCAGAAAGAAACTCACTGAGTGACATAAGCGGTCGGGTATTTAATAGAGTTAAAGCCATTTTAAAAAAAAGCAAAAGCAGCAAAAGAAGCAGCAGCAGAGGCAGCAGAAGCAGCAGCAGAGGCAGCGATAGAAGCAGAAGCAGCAGTAGCGGCAGAGACAATGGAGCAGCAGCAGAAATTAGTGATAGACCAGGTTCTAATGTTGGTTCACCCCGTTCACCATTCAGAGATCGTCGCCTTTCCGACTCGGGGGGTTCCGACGACAATCCTCAAGATGGCGGCTCTCGTCGTCGCCGTCGCCCTTCGCGTAAATACAAGAAATCCAAGCGCGTATTGCGTAGAAAGTCCCGCTCTACCAGACGCCGTTGAATTGGATGAAAGTGATTGTTGAATTGTCTTATTATTGGATATAACTCAATAATAAGAATAAATTAGAAACTTGAACTTGAAAATAGATGAGAGACGGAATCATAATCATACCAATCGACGTATAGTATGAAATATTTAGAAATATAAAAGGTTAGCCAAAAAATAAAATATTATGTTATTTTATAACCAAGCTTTTTTATTCAATTATGCCCAAATTCCCCGAGGGCTCAAAAATTGTAGGAGATGAGAATGGTAGTCACGTACAATTTGCCAATGGGTCCATAGTTAAATTGCCAGACGATACCCCCCCCGGCACAAGGTATGAAGATAGAAATGGGAAAATTTACAAAATACTTCCGGACGGGGCAGAAACTTTAGTGAACCCAAGCACAGGCGGCTCTCGTCGTCGCCGCCGCCCCTCTCGTAAATACAAGAAATCCAAGCGCGTATTGCGTAGAAAGTCCCGCTCTACCAGACGCCGTTGAATCCGATGCGTCATCATTGATTCTCAATATTGGATATAACCCAATAGTAAGAATAACATATATTTCAATTTCGGTTTCATTTCATTCCACTCCATTACGCCCCCACCGCGTAAAATCCCACCCTGCGCGCGGGGTGGTTTATCGGAAGTGGGTCCGGGACCTTGTATTCGGCTGGCGCCTTCGGTGCGTATAATGCCCCACACATCCCCGCAGGCATACACGACCCGTTATCCGGCGTCACCCAATCGCGCACATTGTTTGTGGCCTGGTCGTAATTGGCGAGATTCGCCGCAACGGGGTATAACTTGGAATTGTTCGTGGAGTCATTTTCGCGGAGCACGACGCCATATTCCGGACCTGCCTTCTTGGGGTATACGGGATAGAGGAGCGGCTCTTCTACCTCGCGCGGATATTCGCCGGATGGAACGCGGTCGGCGCCGAATCCTTCGCGCTTTTTATTGCCTGCGGCGTGGCCAGTAACGGCGCTGAAATCGTGGATGGCGTCAATAAACGGCCCCGCAAAGACAACCGCGACGACGAGGACAAACAAACCGATATATTCTTTACAATATTTCATTATTCTGGCTTTGTGTAATGGAATGAATGGAATGAATGGAATGGAACGGAATAGATATAAAACCACGATGTATAATATATATTATACCATAGAATATAAGATGTCTGCGTCTGCGTCAGAAGACATGTATGTTCTCAAACGAAACGGCGAACGAGAGATTGTCGCCTTTGATAAAATCCTCGCACGCCTAAAGATGCTCGGTCAAGAAGCCGGCATCACCGGCGTGAATTATACAACCCTCGTTATCAAAATCATCGACCAGCTCTATGACGGAATCCCTACCACGAAAATCGACGAACTCACCGCCCAGCAGTGCGCGATGATGGCGGTCCAGCACCCAGACTACGGAACGCTAGGTTCTTATATTATAATATCCAACGCACACAAGAATATCCCCGGCGGGTTTTACGCAGCAATGCGTTCATTATACGAATACCGCGACTCGCACGATAAGCACTGTCCTATTATCAGCAAACAAGTCTGGGATTTTCTTCACGAACCAGTGAGCGTGCCAGGCAGTCATTACGTCGACGGCAGCGGCCCTGTCAACGTCGTCCACGAAGCCCTAGAAATGATGATTGTGGAAGACCGAGATTATCTCATCGACTATTTCGGGTTTAAAACCCTGGAGAGGTCGTATTTGATGCGCGTCAATGGCGTGTTAGTAGAGCGCCCTCAACATATGTGGATGCGTGTTGCCATCGGGATTCACAGTCAGCGCACAGATACGCGCACCGTCTACGAAACCCTCGTCTATATCCAGAATACATACGACGCAATGTCGCAGAAGTATATGACGCACGCCACGCCCACATTATTCAACGCTGCGACCCCCCGGCCTCAATTGAGTTCTTGCTACCTCATTGCGATGGAAAACGACAGTATTGACGGGATTTTTGATACACTGAAAGATTGCGCTAAAATCAGCAAACACGCGGGCGGTATCGGGCTTCATATCCATAATATTCGCGCATCGGGGTCGCATATTCGCGGCACAAATGGCGCATCCAATGGCATCATACCGATGTTGCGCGTATTTAATAATACCGCGAGGTATATCGACCAGGGGGGGCGACGCAATGGGAGTTTCGCGATTTACTTGGAGCCGTGGCATCCCGATATTGAGGACTTCTTGGAGATGAAGAAGAATCACGGCGATGAGGAAATGAAAGGACGCGACCTGTTTTATGCGCTGTGGGTTCCGGATTTGTTTATGGAACGCGTGCGAGGCGCTAGCGCGGGGGCGGCGGCGAGCGCGGGCACAGGCGCGGATATGTGGTCGTATTTTTGCCCCGACGAATGCCCGGGTCTCGCGGATGTATATGGCGACGATTTCAAAGCGTTATACGAAAAATACGAACGCGAAGGGCGCGCGAGGAAACAAGTGAAAGCGCGCGACTTGTGGCTAAAAATTCTCGACAGCCAGATGGAGACGGGGACGCCTTATATTTTATTCAAAGACGCTGTGAATAAGAAGAGCAACCAGAAGAACATTGGCACGATTAAGAGCAGTAATTTATGTACCGAAATTATGGAATATTCGGATGAGAATGAAACCGCGGTGTGTAACTTGGCGAGTATTGCGCTAAATAAATTCATACATGAAGAAACAAAAGTTATGGATTTCTCAGAACTTGAACGCATCACCGCCCTCGCCGTAGATAACCTGAACCAAATTATCAACATTAATTATTACCCAACAGATAAAACCCGGACGAGCAATCTGCGCCACCGTCCCATCGGGCTCGGCGTCCAAGGACTCGCCGACGTTTTTATGTCGATGGATATTCCATTTCATAGCGAAGAAGCCCGCGTCCTCAACCGAGAGATTTTTGAAACGATTTATTATGCCGCACTTAAGGCATCAATGACACTCGCTGCGCGACACGGACCCTACGAGACATTCCCCGGTTCCCCCGCATCTCAAGGAATCCTCCAGTTTGATATGTGGGGCATCGACCCTGCGAGTTTCGGACCATCCGTCTATCGAAAGAGAGAATACGACTGGGTTGACCTGAAAGCCAAAATCCAGAAACACGGCTTGAGGAATTCGCTGCTCCTCGCCCCGATGCCTACCGCAAGCACCTCTCAAATCCTCGGGAATAACGAATGCTTTGAACCGATAACCAGTAATATATACACGCGCAGGACCCTAGCAGGAGAATTCATTATGGTGAATCGGTATTTGATACGCGACCTTATCGCGCTTGGGATGTGGAATGAGCGCGTGAAGACGAATATTATCGCGAACCAGGGGAGCGTCCAGTATATTGACGGACTATCCGACGCACTGAAACTGAAATACAAGACGGTGTGGGAGATGCCGATGCGGCATATTATTGATATGGCAGCCGACCGCGGCGCTTTTATTTGCCAGAGCCAGAGTATGAATTTATGGGTGGAAGAACCTAATTATAATATTTTGACCTCGATGCTGTTTTATGCGTGGAATAAGGGGCTGAAGACGGGAGTGTATTACCTGCGAAGGAAGGCGAAACACCAGGCGCAACAGTTTACGGTGGAGCCGGAGAAGGCGGGGGGAGGAGCGGATGAGGAGGATATAGGCGGGTGTGAATTCTGCTCCTCGTGATGCTGGCGCATTAATCGCGTAAGCGGAGTTTTGCTCATCGTGAGCGCAGGAAAATTGAAATTCTTTTCTTATTTTATCACGTGTTACAACTACAGACAATGTTTCGGATTTCTCCCTCTCGCAAAGACACCGCCGCCGCCATCACCGCCACCACCGCCGCCATCACCGCCACCAACCCCGTCACGATATGGACCACCCAACACCAATTCCGGTTCCCTCCAGCTCTATCTATCTACGAAAACACCCAATCAAGCCCCATCGACAATACCCGACACCGCGTCATCCATGACGTTCCACGCCCGAATACTTCACTCTATCATTTAATTTCACAATATAATCCGTGGCTAGATTGTGAAATGACGCGCGAGAAACGCGACTATTTGAAACCGCGCGTGGGCGAAATGTGTTATCCTGTATATGTCGGCGATAGTTCAATCGCCTTCTTCCGCAATGAAACCGTTATGGATATCGCGAATTTATACGTGTGGCCTCTTCTTCACTCCCGCGCAGATGACGTCATTGCGTGCGGCACATTTGCCGAATGGTCGCGACTATTCAGGCAGACAATATCTCTCGCGTTCCCTGATTATGAATACTGGGTCTCGGTGGCGTCTTCGACAAATAGTGTGTTGAATACATTCGTCAGTGTCTCGGACCAGCGTCGCACCGCGCGGATATTGAAATATATAACACCCGCGCGCGTTTTGTATTTACTCACCACCCGCGCAAACTTCTGGCCGTCCGAGTATCGGTCAACACAACAATACGGAATTTGTTCCGTAAAACCGAAAATCAAAGAATACAATGACAAAACAAAAATAGAATGGTTGGTCAGTGCGGATTTCCTGCGTAAAATGAAACGGGTCCATATCTATTTCACATCGGTGATATCAACAATGACGACGGTGGCGGCATCGTCAGTTTACGACACGGATGAAGAATAATGTATATTACACGAATCAATAATAGCGTCGAGTGCGATGATGACGACGACGACGACGACGACGCATTGTATTTTTATTCACGCGATTCGTGTATTTTTTGTTAGTTTACACTATCATCAATTACCGCCTCCGACGTCATCTTCACGTAACACTTCAAACACACGTCCACATCCACCTTCGCATTGTGGAGCCCCTCCGGGGCGGGCGCGTCGGCGCCAAATAGTCCGTGATAAAGCTCCACGAGCTTCGGGAATTTCAGCGACGTCCTCCCGTCATCCCACGTCTTCACGAGTTTACATATTGGTGTGCCCTTTTTCATCGTACAATATTCGGCAGGTGGAAACACACTGTTAAAGATTCGGTTACGGTAAAACTCCACAAGAAGCATATTCTTGTCAAATTCGATGTTATGTGCGACCATTTTGCCGCATCGGTTGGCGGCTAGCTTGAAATCAAACAACGCGACTTCAATCGACACTCCGCGCGTTCGTGAGATTTCACTTGTGATACCGTGGATGGCGGTTGACTCTGGTGAGATGGGGATATGTGTTCCGAGAGATATAATGAAGTCTTTTTCTTCTTCCACTTCTTTGGTTTCATCGTTGTATATGACCCAACTCAATTGGACGACATGAGGCCAACTATCGGTACGGTTGATTGGGGTATTTTTCGGTGGGAGACCGGTTGTCTCGGTATCAAATACGAGGACGCGCATCACGGTAGAAGTAAATGTCAATATAAAGAAACACTGGGATTGCTTTATATTGGAATTTGAATATCAATTTTATCGTTGCTCGCGGCTCGCGGCTCGCGGCTCGCGTCGCCGTTCGTTTCACTCGCGTAACCGCTCGTTCCACTCCCTGCGCTCGCTCCACTCCCTGCGGTCGTTCCGCTCGGTCACTCGCCGAATCTTCGTCGATTTGGGGCGGGATGTGTGCTGGGTGGGCGGGATGTGTGCTGGGTGGGCGGGATGTGTTCGGGATGTGCTCTGGATGTGTGCGGGTTGTGAACGGGATGTGTTCGGGATGTGTGCGGGATGTGCGCGGGATGTGCGCGGGATGTGTGCTGGGATGGTGCGGGAATGTGCGCGGGGCACGCCTTACTGACGAATCGCGCCAACAACAGCCGCAACGGGCCGAAGAGCGGGAATGAATGTCGCGGCAACAGGGAGAAGTCGTTCAGCGACGGGGAGTGCCTTCCTGATGACAGGAACAACCTTCTTCTTCAGAAAGTTCTTCTGGTCGGGGGAGGTGGCCAGGAAATCCACAGAGGAGGAGGAGGAGGAGAAGTTCATTTTTCAAAGCAGGTTATACTATACCGTGGTATTATATATTTATGTTGTTATTGCGAACACAGCGCATTCCCGAATGCGACCACCGCTAGAATACCTAGGACAAGACCGACGTGATAATTATATTGCATCGTGCGGTACACCTTCAACCACGCCTGCGTTTCTTCCCCCGACTTCATATGAAGCACCATCCAATCACTCTTCGGCGAGAGAATATAGTAGAAATAGTTTACGCTAAATGCGACGGCTGCGACCATACACAACGCCCCTGCGTTGCCTCCTCGCGAACCCAGGAAATACTTACGACAGCATACCAGCAGTATCATCGAGAGAATGAAGCCAAGAAACAAACCCATAAAATAAATGCCCTGGCGTTCCCGCGTGATTGTGGCATACCGGCGCTGATTGTCCGGCGATAACTTCGCGACAAATTCCTGGATGACCCCCCCGGACCGGTGAGAGAATGCGCAACAGTAGATATTGGCGACGATGAAAATAAACGCGACGGCACAGGAGACGGCGCAGACCATTGGTGTAATACATTACACACCGATAAAAAATTGACTTCTTTTTCATACTTACCTCGTAAATAACAACAATCGTCACATTATGTCGGGTCCAAATGTGGTGGAAGAATTACGTGTCACCATCGCCAAGATGGATGAAGAATTGCGGGCCGTCAAATTAGAAAACACGTTATTGAAAAACAAAATAACGGAACTCATCTCCATCAAGGAGCCATCGCCGGCTCAGCCATCGGGAGGGTGTTTCGGGTATGGCGCGGACGAGTTCTAGAGCTATTTATGTAGCGTTGCGCGCGTGGACGCGCTCCACTCACATAAATAGCGTTACGCGAAACTTATCTCCGATATTCGCGCTATTACAGCGCGAATTGTGTGAGTGGAGCGCGTCCGCGCGCGCAACGATACACAAATCGCGCTACGCGAACTCCTTGTCCGCAGTGATGCGGACCGTCCTTTTCTATGAAAATGTCTTACATATCCCATACGATCTCCTGTGCCACTGTGTAATCCCGTGCTCCCGAATCCCGTCCATATGTTTCTTCGCGCCATACCCCTTATTCCCGCGTAAAGCATACATTTCATCCAGCACAGGATGTTGGTCGCATAATTTTTCAATATAGTCATCCCGCGCGACCTTGGCCAAAATCGACGCCGCCGCAATACACGCATACGTATTGTCACCGCCTTCCACGCATACGTGTGTGTATGTTTCCATTTCCTCCGTATCTTCATTATAACCTCGCCCCATCGGGATGAAGTCGTTGCCATCGATGAGGAGCAGATAGTCGGTGTGAGTAGGGACCGGCCGGCCCTTTTGTTCCATTTCTTCGATGTGGCCTTCAATCGCGGTTTTTATCGACTTTCGCATACACTGAAGCGTCGCGCGCCGGATGTTGATACGGTCAATCACGTCGGCTTCCTCGTAAGAAACCGCCCACGCAACCGCGTGTTCTTTGATATAATCGGCCACCTCTCGGATTCTCTTATCTGAACTGAATTTCTTGCTATCCTTAAGCAGTGAAAAGTCGAATGCCGTGCCGCTCGGAGAATCAGCGGGGGGCAGTATCACCGCACCAGTATATACGCGTCCAAATAATGGACCACGCCCGGCTTCGTCTACTCCGACTTCGTATGTATACGCGGGGAATGCGTCCGTCGTGCCAGTTGACGACGCCGTCGTATACGATGTTGCGAGAATCTCCGCTCTCGGTTTACGCGGCTTCTTCGTTAAAATGACTCCTCCTCCTTCTTCTTCTTCTTCTTCTGCCATTGTTGTCGCTTATTTTATCATAATAAGTGTAAAACCGTTTCAATTCTTCTTTATTCAAAAACTTTTTATGTATATATAGTATTATACCAATATGCAACTCACCAAGGTACATCTATTACTTATTTTACTGTTGTCATTGATTCTCGCATCTAGTTTAGGCAACTATATCCGTGATGGATTCACATCGTCTGACATCCCCGACCCTCTGAAATCCGTCGCAACGAAAGACCTAGCGTCCAATACGAAACTCCCGCCAACACCGAAATATGACCCAAGCATAAATGGCGGTATCAGCGCGTCATCTCTCGGCGCACCCGTTTCCGCACTATCGCCCAGCACATTTCCATTGAATGCGCCGGGTGGGATTCCGGGGATGAATAGCGTGAGCGGGAACGACCAGGCCGGCAGCGGTGGCGGCAGTGGCGGCGGCGGGGGGTCGGGCGAGAACAAATGCCCTCCTTGCCCTGCTTGTGCGAGATGCCCCGAACCTGCGTTTGAATGTAAGAAGGTGCCGAATTATTCCAGATCGGAGGATATTAATGCGCCGAGGCCGGTGATGGCGGATTTTAGTCAGTTTGGAATGTAAATGGAATGAAATGGAATGAAATGGAATGAAATGGAATGAAATGGAATGAAATGGAATGAAATGGAATGCTGCGGAGCAGCGGAGCCCGGAATGAAATGGAATGCTGCGGAGCAGCGTAGCGCGGAATGAAATGGAATGAAATGGAATGAAATGGAATGGAATCCTAATCCAATAAAAAATACTGTATATTTTATTGGGTTTGTAATCGTGTGTTCGATATTGTCACATTATCCCTGTGCGGGAAAGCGCGCCTCGGCATCCTCGTAATTGAATTGTATTATATTATTGCGTATGATGAGTCCGCCGTTGTTGTAGCCGTAGCCGTCGTATCCGCCGCCATTGTAGTTTCGTTGATATATCTCTGCGAAATCATCGTCGACCAGTGGAGGGGGAGGTGGAATTGCCGCCGCCGCCGCCACCACCACCGGAGCGACGATTTCTCGATGACGCTCTCCCGCACAATCGTCGTGCCAGTCGTGGTCATCATTTGCGTACGGATTCACGATGTATTCGCCACGACCGTCGGGGTCATTTTCATCAGCGATATACGAAAACCGCGTCGTATAGAAGTCATCGTCCAGGAAACTTCCGTGAAGCAACTCCATCGCGTCGTCATCGTTCGCCAAGAATTCCAGTAACTGATATTGGGTCGCCTGTAAAACCACCGCACGGGTGTTGGTGTTGAATAGGCGGTTGATGGTGAGGTGAGTATTGCTTCCATCGCCGATTTCCATTTGTATCATATGGCCGTCGTGAAAAGCCCGATGGGGTGTGAGATGGATGAAGAAGGTGAAGACGTGAACTCCGGGGCGATAATTTTCTTGCGTGATAAGCGACACCTCCATTTGTCCCGCAAAGGGAAGAGTCTGGGTTTCATCCTGCGCGTAATCAATCGCGGTCTGGGCGTATTCGCGGAGTATAGGGTCCAAGTTTTCGCGGCCGAAAAGCGCGTTCCAATCCGCGTGGCTATACATTTGAATCGCCCGTAGATGGTGAACTCGGTTGCCGTGGTGATATCCGGGGGTGTTGTTGATGGCGGCACTTCGTCCATCGCGGCGTTGTTGGGTTTCAACGCGCTGGTTCCATTCCTCGGTGATGCGTTCGTATTCGTCCATTCCATTTTCTTGGCGCCCAGGAGGAGCGGCGGCGGCGGCGTCGGCGTCGGCGTCCGGGCTTCGTAAACGAATATCGTTGACCATTGTTGTTGTTGTATTGCGTAGGCTATGAATAGAATAAACTTAAAAAAAACATTTCAATTTTTTTCCACACTTACCTTCGGTCGCTCCTCGTTCCGATTGTGTCAATATTACTTACTTACTTACTTACTTACTTACTAGCGCCCTCTTTTTTTCGCCGGCTGATAGCTCATCCGTTGCCATTGACTGAATCGAATTGTTGCGAATTTCCGTCATTGTAGTGTGAACCGGAACATACCGATACGTACGGGGTCTACGCCTATCGGAGTCGCGGCGCACCATATTCGAATCCACGGCAGCGGCATCCGCGGTGCGCGGGATATGGGCGGAATGTTGGACGCGCAATGCGCCATAAACCGGATGACGAGATGGAATGTGGTTCGCACAGCTTTTCAAGGATAATGTCTGATACAACATTCCGTGTTTTGGCGCCATTTCCGGGGTCACCATCCGAGGTTCAATCGCTGCGAACGAGAGAAACGCCGACGTGAGCCCGTCATTGGCGAGACGAACGAGTGTACTCTTCACAGTTCGCACGTATCTCGCATAACTTTGCTTCGACCAGTCAAAGAGATGAACAATGTCGTAGTCGTATAACCGCGGAATCATTGCGGGCACTTCCGAAATATCCGAGACAATCAAGAAACGTTTGACGTCTTTTCGTTCATTGAACTTATCCAGTGCCGCGTAAAACAACGTGAGTCGGTCGCCGCCCACGACGGCGTCTTGTTGTAATCTACATTTTTCAAACTCACTTTGAATTTTCATTACCTGATTGCAGTAGAGCCAAAATAGCGAGAACATTCGCTTGAACTGGGGGTCACTGTGAATGGTGTCGAGATTCACAAACCCGCGCTTGAATTGTTGGACGGTATCGGTGAGACGAGCAATCTCGCTGGCATATACGGCGCACAGTTGTTGCTTGGTCGCTGATACAAATTCCGGCGCGATATCGGATGCTGTGTAGTCTTTTGTGATGTTTCCAATTGGACCGGTCAATGCCGAGCACCGCGGGATGTTGCGGTAATACCGGTTTCCGATGAGAATCTCGCTCGCGAGTGCGGAGTGGATGTAGTGAGTCGTGAATCGTGCGTGTCTTTTGAGGGGTCTCCACAAGTGGTGAGGTGCGGTGTTGTGGTCAGACGACGAACGCGAGTGTCCGGTGATGAGGAGTCGGGTCACGAGTAATCCACACATTGCGGATAATGTGACGAGGTGGTGTTTTTGATAGACGGATGACACGGCAGCAGCGGTGGTCGTCGTCGCAGTGCGCGTAGTAGTGATTGTGGTGCTGCTTTTGGGAAAATCACGTTCGGTGAGTGTGAGTGAGGACCGGAGGGCGGCGGCGACAAGCGCGTGATGACGTGGGCGCGCTTTGTCAAGAGGAGCGCCAGGGACTTGAGGTAATGCTGTATATTCTTCGTCGTAGTAATCTTCTATGGCCGCAGAGGCAACATCGGCGGCGGCGGCGGATGAACATTTGATATTCCAAACTTGTCTTGTATCTCCGAATATTTTGACATATTCCGTCGTCGTCGGCGTCGGCGGCGTGACTACGGGGGCTTGACTTGTTGATTTCATCGATGTATTCTGACTTGCTGGATAGCTGTCAATTGGATGGAATCAAAAAAAGGATTTCAATTTTTTCGACGGAGCGAAAAAATCATTCGTAGAATCAATTTTTTCGACGGAACGAAAAAATGACGCGGGAGCATCAATTTTTTCGACGGAGCGAAAAAATCATTCGTAGAATCAATTTTTTCGACGGAGCGAAAAAATCACGCGGGGCGAAGCGACGCGGAGCATCAATTTTTTCGGGACGACTTTCGAGTGCTGCGACGACGGCGACTGTTTTGTTTATGTTTTTTGGATTGATTTCTACGAGATGTTGCTTTACGACCACGGGTGGTGGATGAACGTGTAGATGAACTGCTGCGGCGACGGCGGGTGCGGGAACCGCCTTCGCGTTTGCCTTGGGCCGAACTGCCTTTGCGCGAACTGCCTTGGGCCGATGTACGTTTTGATTTTGTTTGGCCAGTATCCTCGGTACGAGTGGTGGATTTTGGGGATGGGCTTCTGCTTCTCGCTCCGTCTCTTCGCCGATCCTCCTCCGCCTCCGCAGGCTGAAATACCGCCGCCGCCGCAGGCTGAAATACCGCCGCCCCAGGCTGAAATGCCGCCGGCACATACGGTTCCACTGCCGGTTGATGTACGTCACTCTGAATCACTCCCACACCCCCTTGTTCCATCGGTTGAGGAACCAGAAGATTATATCTCCAATCCCCCGCCGCCTCCCCAGGCTGAAATGCCGCCGCCTTAAGCGTTTGCTCCCTAATATCGGGAACATATTCTGACAAATGAGCCATTCGTCGCGCGTCAGCTATTTCAGCCGCTAAAGCTTGCCGTTCTAATCCTTCTCTAACTAAACCACGTAATTGTTCTTCAGAGATACGTGATTGTTCTTCGTGGCTTTGTACACCCATATTCACCGTAAGGTCGTTTTCTACTATTCGTTGCTGTGATTTGTCTAATATCTCATTTAATTGCGCTTCTTGGTCAAGGTTAACTACTGCGTAGCTAAATTGTTTTGGCTCCGCCGCTAGACCTTCCATTTCTTGCTCCTCCTCCACCGCCACCTCATGTATATTAGGTTGAATCGCTTCGGCCACAGCTTCAAGTTGACCTTCTATAGCAACGCTTCTTCGAGAAGGGAGTGAACTACAGACTGAACGTCCAAGTGAACTAATACCTCTCCAAGCAAATGATAGTGCGGAGGCTACGTTGTCTGTGACCGCAGTTTTTAATCCGGACACCGCATCAGCCACTTGTTGAGGTACAAACACACCTCCACTTTCTAAAAATGAAATGGGCACTTTGTACTGGTCTTGAATTAATTGGGTTATGGGGTTTACTTGAACAGTTGTAGATTTTATATCAAGAACCATAATTGCCAATGGAACCCCATTTTTAAATCCAATTGCTGGTGTAAAAGAGCATCGCATTGGATTCCAGAAACACCCGACTTTAAACCCGAAAAATGCGTCTTTTATAAATTTTGCGACCTTTTCATCCGCGTGGGCGTCGTCATTTTTAATTCTAAGTTTTATTTTAAGTTTGCCATTTACTCTCTCCTGTATTTCTTGGTCATTTAATGATTCTCTCGCCAATTCTGCGGCGTCTATTACTTCAGTTGTACAACTAAACAACGTGTTAAACATTCCAGAAAATAAATTTTCAAGAGGAAAAAATTTTTGATGTGCCAACGAAAGCTCCGTAGGTACAGCCGGTTGTTCTAATAAAGCGACGTCACGTGCAACGACATTATGCATAAAAGTGCACTGTGCACTTTCAGCAACACTTGATAACAAAACACACGGTTGAACATTTAACATTCTCGTAATAATGCGTTTAAATCCTGTCCCAAATATTAACTCAAATTGGCTAAGTTCCTCCGGTGAAAAAAATTGGCTTGGGTTCTTGCGAAATAGGTCGTTCATATCAGTCTGAAGAGTAGAAAGACGTTCGAGTAATGGTGTCCATGCGGGGCCCGGGGTTAGAGACCCGCCCCCAGCCTCAACAGGTTGTACTTCTGGAAGGAATATTCTTTGTAGTAAAGTTTGTGGCATTAACGTAACAAAATGAGCAAGATTGTCCTCCGTTAAAGTGCTTGTGAATAATGTACAACTTTCAAGTAATGCGTTCGCTTCAGGACGTGGAAGCCCTATTCGCGTCAAACAATCCAATATACGCGGTTTTAATCTGAATACAAGAATGCCCAATTCTTTTGATGCTGAATAATCGTCACCACGAAAAACCGACCATCTCAAATTAGATGGTAAAATGTACTCAAGCAACGTTGATAATAACGTCTGTCGCTCGCTTATACCAGCATTAGTAAATTGCGCGGAAATTATACCAAACAAACTAATGATTCTGTTTTGAAGAAATACATTACAAGAATAGGATAAAAAATCAGTTCCAGCAGGGCCAACAACGCCTGGAAATATTTGTCTAACTCTATTGAGGTAATTGTATAAATTCAATACATATCTTTTTACATATATAGAAATTACTCCTCCCGCACGCCGCAATTCCCTTAACATTACATCGAATAGTGAACGATTGGCGGCATCGGCATCGGGAGCGGGAGCGGGAACGGCAGCGGCGGCAGCAGCGGGAATGGCAGCTATCGCCCCGTTTATACTATCACGAGCTACTATAAGTGCTGGAAGAGGGTCTCCTGCTGCTCCTGCTCCTGGTGCTCCTGCTGCTCCTGCTGCTCCTGCTCCTGGTGCTCCTGCTGCTCCTGCTCCTGGTGCTCGTTCTGCCTCTAGTCTGGCAATTTCTGCATTAATGGCGTCACGCAAGTTTTCAAGATGTCCCTCTTCTTGGGCCAGTGCCTGTGCCCCCGCAGCTGCCACAAGATGAACGGGCGCAACAGGTTGTCTATACAATAGTTCCAATAAGGAAACATTTCCTTGAGCAACTAATCCAGCAAATAAAGCTGGCGTGGCGACGTTTTCATTTAATACTCTAATGAAATCTGCGATTTGCACCGATATTGGTTCTCCAAGTAATAGGTTAAATTGAACCATAAATTCGCCCGGGTTAGCGATTAAATTATAGCACGCGGCTAACGCAGATAATACGATTTGACAACCATCTATTCCTAGCCTGCATAAACTACCCAATCCAGATATCCAAGTAACATAAAATGCCGAACCTACAAAAGAAGCAGCAATAGCAACGCGAAATACATTATTTTTGTAAAAAGCCTTGAGGAATAACGTACCCGTCATCTGAATAGAACGAAAAACAGATAAATCTTGAATCAATGAATTAAGAATACAGTCAATAACTCGGTTTCTACTGGTGGGCTCAATATCTTCGGGTATAGCAAACATCGGTCCCAATATTTCGCGAGCATCGGTTTTAACCTCATCCACAAGAAACCGAGTGACAATCATATCTTTTACTCTCTCAGAAACGTCTGGTCCCCCACTTATTGCCTGTTGTTGTTCACGCATTAAGACCCTTAGATTCGTAAAATCAACACCTGGAATATCTAGTAATTCTACAGCACCTTGTGCGTCAATACGAAGTAATTCTGGCATTACATCATTTAACCCATTTTGTTGACCGCATCTTCCTCCGCCGGCTGCGGCTGGGTCTCTTCTAGACATCGTTTCGTTACTTCACGAATATACATTCTACTCACATTTTAATTCTCTATGTCCCCGCGCTTTTTTATACACTGGTCGTCCACACTAAATGTCGGCACCTTCACATCTTGTGGCACAATCGAAATCACACATTTCGCCTTCTTCCCGTATAGCGGTTCCGTGCACCCTTTTTCGCGCGTCTTCCCCCGATACAACTTCGTGAAATCAAATACCTTCGGCGCATCCTGTGTACACCGCGACCGGAAATGCTCGTATCTCTCGCGCACATCGCAGTAGGACAGTCCCGAGTTCTTCCCCAGCAGTTTATTCACCGTCTCGTGGAGGTCATATACGAATCGTGAGAAAGTATCGCGACTCGCCATATGACACATCTTAAGCGGCCGTGTTGCTAAATTATTCGTTAAATTCATTCGGCAATATTTACACGGCAGAATATTCCTTAAGTTCAGTATAAAATCCATATAATGCTTTTTCTGTTCTTCAGTGGGTGCGACCGGATAATTGAAACTCATCGTGTGAAGGAAATGCCACATACTTGGCCCCCATACCGTGGTAAGCATTCCGTCGCCGCTATGAAAATCCTTCTTGGTAAATGCTCTCACTTTTTTTGTGCGGTTGGTCGGTATTAATTGCGCTTTGCGGCCGCCACTGCCACTGTCGCTGCCTCCTCCGCTCAGTATCTTCGCGCGAAGAGACACACCTCTACTCACCCGTCTCCGTCGGAATTTTCGTTTTCGTGTATTTGACATTCTATATAATAAACGCACGTGTATTTATAATATAGAATTATTATAATTCCATTTCGCGCATTTCATTCCATTCCATTCCATTCCATTCCATTATGTCCATCCTCGAAGATCCCACCAACTACATCGTACAATATAGCGAAAAAACCAAATATTCCTGTGTCATTTTAGGCGTATCACTTCTTCTCGTGATTATATTTTTCGTGAGTCCATTCGCTGTATCATCCGGGTCATTGACATCGTGGATTATGAAACTCATCGTCATTGGACTCCTCGTCGCCACTTCCGCTATTTTATTCAACGCCGTACGGCCTATTATTGACACCAAGGGCATCCTCGACACGGATTTATTCCCCGAATTAAAGTTCAACTTCTTCATTACTGCGGGATTCGTCCTGATTATTGTGGTTTTAGGTATTGTTGTTCTTCGGTTGTAAATGGCCGTGGATAGCGTGGTGTGCCAGTGCCAGACGCACCGCCCGCGATTCGGATGATTTCCCGAAAATACAAATGGTCATTTGTGTATTCGTCTTTGCGAATATTTAGTAAAGCCCCCGTCTTTTTATCGCGGAAAATCATCGGTCACTCCTTGTATCATACTATCTAGTTTTCCTTCCATATTGTTTTCATTCCGCCCGCGCATTCCGCCACGCGTCCGCTGTCGCGTCCGTTCGCGCATTCCGCCACACGTCCGCTGTCGCGTCCGTTCGCGCATTCCGACACACACGCCCGTTCGTTCAATCTATATATTAAACTTCACACATTATAATATATCGAGTAGTTATAAATAATGGTAGAATCGTCGTCGTCGTCGTCTGCTGCGTCCGCTGCCTCGTCCGCAATGTCATCTATTAGTTCCGCGCTATCAGGCAATTCCAAGAATATCGCAATTGTTCTCGTGATAATCGCCGCGATTGGCGGTATTCTTTATTACATCATCAAAAACGATATGATTCCCGGCTTGAATAAGTTCTTTAGTAATGCGCAAGGAACCACCCCCGCACCCGACGGTATTGGCGCCAATGAAGGCGATAAGGTCGCCCAGTTATTCTTATTCAAGGTAGAGTGGTGCCCGCATTGTAAGACCGCCAAGCCCGTTTTTGACGAAGTCGAGAAGGAACTCAATGGCCGCCAAATCAATGGTTATACTGTAACATTTAAGACCGTGGACTGCGAAGCCGACCCCGATATGGCGGATAAGTTCAAGATTGAGGGATATCCTACTATTAAATTGGTGAAGGACGGTCAGGTCATTGAATACGACGCCAAGCCCGAGAAGGATAAGATTACCGAGTTTCTCAATACTGTTTTGGCGTCATAATTCATTCGGTCGGTCGGTCGTACTCGCTCGCTCGGTCGTACTCGCTCGCTCGCTCGCTCGCTCATTCATTCATTCATTCATTCATTCATTCATTCATTCATTCATTCATTCATTCATTCGCTCATTCGCTCGTACTCATTCATTCATTCATTCATTCGCTCATTCATTCGCTCATTCATTCATTCGCTCACTCATTCGCTCATTCATTACTTCATTCCTTCCAGTAATCAAGTGATACTTACATCATCGTTATTGATTCATCCTCTGGTGTATCCGTATTGACATTATTATTCGTATTCGTATTCGTATTGTCCAATTCCGCGACGGATTCCGGCAGTGTTGGCGTAGTGACCGGTTCTAAAGCAGGGGTTGTGTGTAATACGGCGGGTGCGGCGGGTGCGGCGGGTGCGGCGGTGGGCGCGGACTCCCGGAAGTTCCGGCGATATGACATAAATACATTCGCAAATGTCTCCCCCCTCAACACCAATTCGCGGCGATAATTCTCATCCTTCATCCAGTTCATCCAATCCTGCGACGCAAACACTTTTGATACACAAACGACCTCATTTGGAATCGGTTTCGTCGGACGATTTTCAAATAAGTTCCCCTTGATTTGGTTGAAAAAGGTTGAAATAAACTGAAGCACGGATGATTTGTCGGTCAAATTCGCCGGTTTTCGTTCCCACAGCATTTTCACGCCCAGTATTTCCGCCACGTCGCATTTCTGGTCGCGGATACATTCATTTACGGGATAGTCATTGATGATGCCTCCGTCGATATAGCAGCATCCGTCCCGATATATGGGTGTAAACCCGAATGGATAGCAGCAACTCATATAGCACGCCTCCACCAATCCTTGTTTCGGATGTGTCTTATGACTAAAATCAATGGCCTGGAACTTATTGAGTTCCGTCACTGTGAAATGAAGTTCAATACCGGTCCTCTCATAAAACTCCTGGAATGTAACATCTACCCCGAAATCCTTTCCTTGAAGCGCTGGGCGCAGTGTCTCAGTGAATTCTTTCAATCCGTATAATCCGTGATTTTTGTATAATTTGAATACATAATCCAGTTTGTTTTTGGCGTCGGATAATGAGGCAGACGCCGATGACGCCGATGACGACGACGAGTGTTCGGTGGTTTCACCCGTCCCGGACAACGACGACGACGACGACGACGACGACGCAGACGACAAGAATATCTTCTCCCAAGGGCGCTTGATTAAATAATCGTCCATTACCTCCCACTCATACCGCAACGCGATAATAATCGCAATAAACGACCCGATGGAAGAGCCGTAGATGGATTTTATATCCTTGATATCCCAAACACCTTTCAAATTCAGTGTTCGAAGAATGCTATACATCATATGGCCCGCAGGCCCGCCCGACGAAATAACAATATGTTTAATAGGTGGGTTGTAGTCGGTGCTCATTTGTATATTTGATTATAAGTAGTATCGTTTATTACTGTTTATTAGTGTTTGTCCGTGCGTCCGGACGCCATTATTTTCTTCCGTGTCTACATACATACATACGCATACGCATCCGCGCATCAATGGACGACTTATTCAAATTTGCCGGTGATAACATAGAAAATGTGGAAAAACTGAATTTAGATGAGTTATACGAAAAGAAACAAGAACAGGACAAGAACAAGTTATTTACGTATAACAAGATACTCACGCGGATTCACGAGAAAATCAAACTGACATCGCGTCAAAAATGTAGTCAACAATTCTGCTGGTTCGTCGTTCCGGAAATCATCCTCGGTGTCGCGAATTACGACCACGCGGGGTGTATCGCGTATCTCGTGGACAAACTACAGGAGAATAAGTTCATGGTGCGTTATACCCACCCCAATCTGCTCCTTATTTCGTGGCTTCATTATGTTCCGAATTACGTCCGCACCGAGTTTAAGAAAAAGACGGGAACCGCAATCGATGAATACGGGCGTCCGATATTATATGACGCAGAAGGTAATGTCATAAAATACAAAGACGCGGGCGCGGGCGGTGCTGTGGGCGGTGGTGCGGGCAACGGTATTCCGCGAACTCCCGAAGATGCCAACGCACTATTATACAATCAGCGCGGCGGCGGCGGCGGCGGCGGCGGCGGTGGGGAAGCGGCGGCGGGGGGTGCCGCCGGCGGCGACAAAAAGGAATACAAGCCAACGGAAACGTATCGCCCCACCGGAAATCTGGTATACAATCAAGAGTATTTTCAGAAATTGGGTGACCGATTACAGTAGTCGCGATTACACCACCGCCACCACCGGATTCATTGGGTTTACTGCGTCTTTTATGGAGATTGAATTCAATCTTGAACTAATCCTAGCTCTTAATTTGTCATTAATCAATACATTACCCCTTACAATTTCGGAAATAGCCATTCTATTCAATATCTGTAATTTATCCCATAACGCGCCCGTTAATTTGTCATTACCAGAGTCGCTATTTACAGCATTTACGATTTCTTCATATTTTCTCTGATATTGTTTCGCAAGCACTCCGTCCTTTTTACTAATCTCATTGTAAATTTTTTCCGATAATTCCTTTTCTTGCGGAAACGACTCAATATTATTCTGGTCAAACTCTTTCATTTTATCGGCGGCATCATTTTTCCCTGCGGTCGCCGCCGCCGCCGCCGCCCTCGTAGGGTTTTCAGTCTCTTTTTTCGCCAGTTCTTTCGCCTGGACCAACGCGTCCAACCCCAAATTTGCCTGTAATTCCTGGAGTATCTCAAACCCGTTGAGAAAACTCTTATAACTGTCCGCATATAATCGCACGATTCGCGTGCGCGCTTCATTGGTAATCGCCTGTAGGTCCGCGTCGGTGAGATTCGGGTTAATGAAAAAGTCGTATTTCAGATTCAGCCGAAAAAAGTCGCGGGAATACTGGTCGTCCTGCTCAAACCCCGTATATCGTTTTGTATCGCCCTTATCCAAGCTTTCTTCTATTTCCAGCAACACATCCTCCCTTTTATTCATAATCGTAAATACGCGGTCTAATAATTTCACAATACCCTTACGCTGTTTTGAAATACGATAGTTCATCGTTTGAATATGCTTGATGTATTTCACAAAAATTGGATTATAACGCATATTGTTATTGACAGGAATCTCGAGCGCCCGATTGCCTTCACACCATTCATTTATTTTATTATTATCGTTAATATAGTGCGATACGTCCGCAAATGTTTTGATATCGTCGCCGGGTTCTTTGCCCCCCGTAACAATTCGGTATAACTCGGCAACATCGCGTCTGTATATTTTATTTTTCATTTCTTCACTCATCGCAATGAACTGCGGGCTTTTGTTGGAGCTCGATATTTCGTGAAAAATATCAAAATACAATTCTTCCAACATTGCGAAAATAGACGGCTTAATCTTATTCTGGGTTATGGTAGATGCGGTCGTCGTCATCGACATCGGTGTTATTTTAATATTGTCGATATCTTTTTTAATGGAGCATATGCCACTTCCCGGCGTGATTTTCATATCGATTTCACCGGGTTTCAATAATCGCTCCATCTTTGCTTTCACATCATTTTGTCTTCTTGTAAACCCGGCCATATTGTACGTATCGTATTTTGATTTATCCTTATTTCGGACTTCGGGACCGTCAAGCAGGCCAAACGTAAGCATATCATAGAAATTATCGGGCATATTTTTCTGTATATATTCGTAGTTATACGGCCGCATCGTCGACATTATCGCATTGAATAGGTTTCCGATTTGGACGTAAAAACGCGCGATACCGACACACATTTGCCTTTTTCTAAATACGTTTTGTTCGTCCAACTTGCTTTCTTTCAGGATTTCGGGGTTCGTATTCACGAGAAGTGCGCGGTCCATCGCATTAATATCCTCGTAGTGTTTTGAAAATAATTTATGGCGGCGGTCCATATATGAAATCAGTCGAAACGGAAGACGGTTCAGGACTTCGCTTGTAATAATAATAAGCTTTTCGCATTTTCCACTATCTCCCAGCGTTGAATTAAATTTAACCTCTTTCAAAATAATGCGCTGGGCGTATAAATCTAATCGGAGCGCCATATTGCGGGTTTCGTCCATATCAGGGTTGGATATGGATGACACGTTGTTACCCATACAATGAAATGGAATACGGGGGGACGTCTTTGTTATATCAATAGATAATAGTCAGCGGACAACGGACGCGGGGAGCGGACGCGGATGCGCCGCCATAATCAATAAAATTGCCATAATCAATAAAATTGATATAGAGATATAAATATACTCTCTATTTAAAGGGTAGAAAATACACTCCATAAGCACAGACGCGTATATACCAATGCTTTCCAATTTAAATTCGTGCCACGGAGTGTTTATACCTACCACAACCAATCCACCAAAACCATCCTACCCATCAACAATGACGCCGTCGTCGGCATCTGCCTCGAGTTCCCGCCACTACTACAGATATTCATCAACGTATACCCCCACCAAGGTGAATGAAACCAAGCGAAACAAGCGCGTCCTTAATGACGAAAGTATATGGGACAAAATAGAACAAGACTTCACCTCTGAATTGGTCTCGGAATACAATATTCCCGAGACGGTAAGGCATTCGCCGAAACAATCATCGTCATTGGGAGGCGGCGGCGGCGGCGGCGAGGGCGAGGGCGAGGGCGACGGTGACGGCGGTCATTGCGCCCCCACCACAAGAAAGATATCCGCATTATTCGTGAAACCCGATATTAATATGGAATGTCTATACCGGAAATCCGGAATCCGCGAGAATTGCGAAGTATGTGCCAGTGACGTCGTTCTCACAGATGACGGGTTCCTCACCTGTAAAAACCCTGCGTGTAGCATTCTGTATAAGGACGAATCTCTCGACCAAACCGCGGAATGGCGGTATTATGGCGCCGACGACAATCAAAACAACGACCCAACACGTTGCGGTATGCCCGTGAACCCCCTCCTCAAAGAGTCATCCTATGGCTGTAAAGTGATGTGCGAAGGCGGCTCATATTCACAGGATATGATGAAAATCCGGCGTTATACGGAATGGCAATCAATGCCCTACCGCGAGAAGGCCCAATACGATATGTTCCAGAAAATCACCATCTTCGCGCAAAATAAGGGGATTTCCAAAATGATTATCGACGAGGCACTGCGCGTCCATAAGCGCATCTCCGAACATAAAACATTCCGGAGTTTGAATCGTGACGGTGTTGTAGGCGCGTCCATCTATATCGCGTGTAAAATACACAACTGCCCGCGCACCCCCAAAGAAATCGCGACCATATTCAATCTGGATAATACCAGTGCGACGAAGGGGTGTAAAAATGCGGTCGGTATCATCAATGAACTAGAATCCAATTTAGACAACTCCGAGAAGACGAACTTCTGTAAGACGAAGCCGGAGGCATTTATTGAGAGATATTGTAGCCGGCTAGCCATCAATGATGAGCTGACGAAATTGTGCCAGTTCATCGCGGTGGTGATTGAAAAACAGAACTTGATTCCCGAGAATACGCCGCATAGTATCGCATCGGGTATTATTTACTTTGTCGCGTGTATGTGTCATCTTCCCATCACCAAAAAGGATGTGAACCGCATTAGCGATATGAGTGAAGTCACAATTAACAAATGCTATAAAAAACTATATGACATGCGCGATAAACTCATCCCGAAGATGATACTTGCGAAATACACGCCATAAGCGTGTGCGCGCCGCGTCGATGTGCGCCGCACACATCGTAGGAATATCGCTTTTTTCTTATATTATGATATTATACCCTTTATCATAATACTCTGTTTAGATGGACACAGCGACAGCGACAGCGACAGCGACAGTGCCTAAATTCGTGTTTATCATCCCATATCGCGACCGTGAGCCACACCGCGTCTTCTTCAACACCTATATTTATAAAATTATGGAAGATGTTCCGCCAGAAGATTGGACCTTCTATTTCATCCACCAAAACGACAAACGCCCATTTAACCGCGGCGCAATGAAAAACATCGGGTTTTTAGCATTAAAACACACGTATCCAAATGATTATAAGAATATTATATTTATTTTCAATGACGTGGATACCTTACCATATACTAAAAATATATTGAACTTTCATACGGATTTCGGAGTCATCAAACACTTCTATGGATTTCATTTCGCGCTTGGCGGTATATTTTCGATTCGCGGTACCGACTTCGAGAGAATCAACGGGTTCCCGAATTATTGGGCGTGGGGCGGCGAGGATAATCTCATCCACGAACGCGCCAAACAAAACGGGATTGTTATTGACCGAAGCAACTTTTATACGATTGGAAATATGAATATTCTCCAATTTGCGGATGGGCTTAAACGGTTGATTTGCCGCGATGAATTGGCGACGTCTATTATGCCGAATAATGTGGACGGATTATCCAAAATAACTGGCCTGAATTATATGATATACGACGAAACACATATGATTGATGTGACTTCATTTGACACGTATATTTCTTATTTACAGCTTCATTTTGAAGAGCAAACACTGGATAAAGTGACGAAATTGCGCGTATCCCCTTTAAATGCGATTCGTAATATCAAGGAACTAAATAATTCGTATTATATTGATACGAATAACCGTATACAATCGGTTGAATCTGTCAAGGGCGGTGGCGGCGGCGGCGGCGGGGGTGCGCATCATAAAGAACCGCCTAGATTCAATACCATCAATCAACAGATTCAGGCCAAAATGCCGTTTTCCGTAGATTTGGGTAATGGTACCCACCGCAAATATGCGAAGATGATGCCACAAGATAGACCCGTTATGGCGATGGAATCCGCGTCGAATTCGGCGAATATCACCCGTGTTTATCAAAATTACAAGGTAGAACAAAATGTGGTTATTCCGCTACAACGACCGAATACGGCGATGGCGGGGGCGGCGGCGGTTGGGTTACAGGGGCAAAAACGGTTTGGGATGCGGGCGATGTTTATGTAATCTCGCCTCGCAGCTCGTTGCGCCCGCTCCGCGGTCTCCACTCCCTTGGTTCGACTCGGGCATCTTCGCCGATATTCTCGTCTCGTCTCACCGGTCGTTGCGCCCGCTCCGCGGTCTCCACTCCCTTGGTTCGACTCGGTCAGGCTTCGCCGATTCGTGGTAGAATTTTTAATTGTATTGTTTTCATTTGAGACGATATTGGGTGATAATATCGACGAATTTTGCCCGAGCGGAGCTGAATCCCGGCGCGCTAGCGGAGGGATGAAGCGACGCGAGCACCGAGCGGAGCTGAATCCCGGCGCGCTAGCGGAGGGATGAAGCGACGCGAGACGAGACTAGAAGTCCGCATTAAACTCAAACACATCATCCGCCACCTTCTTCTCCGCCAGCGCATATTCGCCCACCCGCCTCTCAAAAAAGTTCGTCTTCCCCGCCAAACTTATCATCTCCATAAAATCAAACGGGTTGGTCGCATTATATATTTTGTCATATCCAAGCTGAAGCACGAGGCGGTCCGCAACGAACTCGATATACTGGCACATTAATTTCGCATTCATTCCGATGAGCCGGCACGGAAGTGCCTCCGAGATAAACTCCTTCTCGATTTCTACCGCATCACGCACAATTTCGTAAATACGATGACGCTGAATCTTCTTCACCATCTTCGTATACAATAGCACCGCAAACTCGGTATGAAGCGCCTCATCACGGGAGATGAGTTCATTACTGAAAGTGAGTCCCGGCATCAGTCCGCGTTTCTTCATCCAGTAAATCGAGCAAAATGCGCCTGAGAAGAAAATCCCCTCCACGCACGCAAACGCCACGAGGCGTGTCTGGAATGTGCTACGTTTATCGCCGATCCATTTCAGCGCCCAGTCCGCCTTCTTCTTGATACACGGAAACGTCTGTATCGCATTGAATAGTCTGTCTTTTTCCACGGTGTCCTTGATATAGGTGTCAATCAGGATACTATACATCTGCGAATGGATATTCTCCATCGCGATTTGAAAGCCGTAGAACGCGCGGGCTTCCGCCAATTGGACCTCGGTCATAAATCGTTGCGCCAGATTCTCCATTACAATGCCATCGCTTGCCGCGAAAAATGCGAGAATCATAGAAATGAAATATCTCTCGTCGTTATGTAGTGAGTTCCAGTGGGCGACATCCTTCGTAAGGTCCACTTCTTCCGCACGCCAGAAGCAGTCCACTTGCTTTTTATACATCCCCCAGATTGCGTTGTCTTTGATGGGGAATAATACAAACCGGTTTTGGTCTTCTTCAAGTAAGGGTTCGATTACTTGGGGTTTGGCGGAGGCGGCGGCGGCGGAGGCGGATTCGGGAGTGGCGGGCGCGGGGGCGCCGTCGGTGACGGTGGGAATGGCAACAGACATAATCGTGTGATGTAATTACGGTGTAGTCGGGTAAAATATAGTAGCAATAACGGTTTAATTCGTTTTCCTAAATGGGGCCGGACAGTGGATATTATAGGCGGATATAATAAGTCGTTTTGTCGCATATCGGATGGAACATTCACTGAACTGGTATAAATCTAACTAATGTTACTATCTATTATCGGGTGTGTATATTCTATTGTGATTAACAATGTTAAACAAACTTGATATTGCGGTCATAAATCTTGACCGCCGTCCCGACCGTATGGCGTGTATTTATAAGAATATTCCGTTCTTGTTTCAGCCGTTTACACCACGTATCCCCGGGCTTCGCGTCCAAACCGTCGACCGCGACGACCACGACGACGACCGCGGTCATTATCGCCGTTTTCCCGCGATTGATGGGAATAATCTCTCGCAACATTATTCCGAGTTCGCCGATTTGCTGGATACTATCCGTGATACTCCGCGGGTTCTCGGCGAGGTAGGTTGTTCTTTGAGTCATTATTCTCTCTGGAGGTCTCACGCCCATAATCCCAATGCGGAGTTTTTGCTCGTTTTTGAGGATGATGTGTTATTTACAGAAAAGTCCCACGAGAGAATTCGGGATACGGCGGGCACGGCAGAGGCAGCGGGCACGGCGGACGTCGTTTATGTCGGTGGGCAATGGACGCCGGATTACGATATTGACTGCTCCGCATCGCCGCCTTATTTTCCATTCCAGAAAACAACCAGCGAATCTCTCGCGCGATATTACAGGACGGCGTCGTCGTCGTCGGCTAGTTCCGGGTTGTATCAGCGCAGAAACCTTACCCCCGCAGTCATTCAAGGAAATCGTAATGTATGGTTTACGCCATTATTTCGCACCGCGGGTGCCTACCTTGTAAGTCAACGCGGTGCGAAACGATTATTAGAAGCCGTGGAAACAGATACGGCATTATTTATGAAAACACCACTGGATATGTGGTTACTTGAAATGGATTTTCGCGGGTATATTAACACGTATGACCGCTTTCCACACCCGTTTTATCAAGCGGGGTTTGAAATGGTGCGCGAACCTAGTCACGCACAGAACGATATTCATCGCTGCGACTTTCAGACGGTGAAATTGCCGGCGCCGCTCTGATAGGCTACGCGCTTCGTTCCGACTACGCGCTTCGTTCCGACTACGCGCTTCGTTCCGACTACGCGCTTCGTTCCATTCCATTCCATTCCATTCGGCTAACACCGGCTACGCTAAATAACCTTCATTGAAAAGGTCGACCAATCAAACCCGTTCGCCCACTTCACCCGGCAATCTATCTCACTATATCCTTCCTTCTGAATGATATATTGTTCATTCGCCAGCCAGCAACGGTATTTCGGCTGAATATATTCGGTATACATAAAATCAATATTCTTGCGCTCCAATTCTATCAGGTTGGGATACGACTCCACGAAATCCAGAATCGGTTTATACATGTGTTGCTTCACTAGGTATGCGTGATTACACCAAATTGTACCCTTCACCCATTTATGCGTGGGGTCTATTCCATCGTATCGCGTCAGGATGCCGCCTAGATATAAAATATCCCAGTCATCGCCGATGCCGCCAATACTCCCTCCGTCAGCCACAAGCTTCGCAAGTTCATTAAAATTATCCCGAATGACAATATCATCTTCTACAATCAGGACTGATGAGAGATTCTTACTATGCGCATATTGAATCGCCTTGATATGCGACCGAAAACACCCCACTTTTGTGTCCTCCGTATGAATCCGGTTCATTAAAAGGGAGTGTTTGATTCCGTGAGAGAGTAAATGTTGGCTCACGTATTTCGTCCTCTCGGGGCGCTCTTCAAGACATATCGCGACGACTTCTTCTGCGAAGGGAGGGCGCAGCAAAAAGGACTGGGACGCGGGCGCGGGCGCGGGTACGCGCGATAATTCCGGCGATGACGGCGATGACGGCGGGGTTTGAACGGTCATAGGTGTAAAATTCGCAGTAGATGACACGGATGAAAGAGACCGGTCTGACAATTGGGGTGAATTCTCGGACGACGACGACGGCCCCGTGTATTTGAAGTATTTCTCTGATGCGGTGGCATCACCACTCGCGATGACCGAGAGATATGGATTCACTGTCTCTTCATAGTGATGGCGCTTTAACAAATCGCGGATCTTCGTGTATATCTTATCCGAACTCACTTCAACGCTGAAGAATTCAATATGGAATACCTTGTTCGACACAACGAGACTTACAGTGCCACCGCCGCTCCCGCTCGTCGGCGTTGTCGGCGCGAGGTTCGCCGGTTCCGCCGCCTGGTTCTCTTCAAAGAATGTCGAGAGAATTTCGTATTCACAGCCCTGGCAATTCAAGGAGCAATAGTCAATCCGGTCAGGCGTCGATTGCTGACAACACAAATCATAAAGTGTTATCGTATCCACCTTATACGACTTGGACTCCACGCGCGTCCATTCCCGCCCTTCTTTATTGTTTTCAAGCGCGCCTTTCAATCCGCTTAATTCAGGAATCGCGGATTCATAGAAAATCGCCCCACGACCACTGCCATTTGTGATGGACGATGTCACATTACTAACTGCTGCCGGAACCACTGCGCACGCACGGCATCCGCGCAACCTGTCCTGATATACTCGCGCGGGTTCCACTGCCATCCCGCGCCATTCCCGGTATCTCTCGAAGAAATAACACGCCGAGTTATGTTCACCGTCACCCGCGCCGATTTCAATAAAATACCCGCCGTGCTTGCCTTTCGCAATATACTTATCCACATACTGGTCATTGCGGAAATTGTGGTAATATTCAGGATATATGGTTAGGTCGTCCTCTGCCTCTGGTGCTGGTGCTGGTGCTGGTGCTGGTGCTGGTGCTGGTGCTGGTGCTGGTGCTGGTGCTGGCACGCATTCGCAAAACGCCGAACTATGCGAATTGTATACGGCGAGTTCCATCTTCTGTTTATGAAGAAACTCGTTTTTCCGCATAACATCCCCCAATATCGTCTCCCAGAGGTGCGTTCCATACGACTGGGGTGGAAACTCATACGGCGTGGTCTCCGAATGGATAAACGCGACGGTGTCCTGCCAGTGAAGCGGCATAAACAACTGGCCGTCCAATATTTTCATCCGGTATTTATGAATATAATGCGGGTTGTCGTCAATCAATTGTTTATTAGAGTCGCGGATATGATGCGCCCAGATTCCCAGACGCAACCCCGATTTGAACGAATCAAGCCACAGTTTAATAAATTCGTTTTTGGGTTTGGCAGCCAAGAATGCGTTGATTAATGACCGGATGCCCGCCCGCTCTTCACTGATATAAAATGAATGTCCTGATTTGAACACGTCGTGAAAGGGTCGCACAATAAGCATATCCAAGTCTAGATACACACCCCCGTGCTCGTATAATAGTTCCAGGCGCACCACATCCGCCTTATACTGGAAATGCTTCAATTCAAATCCGTCGTAAAAAACGGGGGGGTCTATTTTATGGATAGTCACACGCCCCTGCTTCTTGATATCGTCCCAGTATTTATTTCCGACGGGCTCCTTCGCATTATAGATTCGGATGTCATAATCAGGCATATATTGTATCATCGAATGGACGCATCGATGGTGGAAGTTGTAGAACTCGGTCTCGCCGAAATAGAGGAGATGGATGACTTTCGGGATTTCCGCGCATGGGTCCGTTGGGTATAACACCGACAATTTTTCAATAGACCACTCTTTGATGGAGTCGGGAAGCTCGGATTCGCCGTCATTGACGCCGTTGGGCGCATTCGGTGGCGGGGACCTTGTATCCACGATTTCCTCGTATTGGGCCGTAGCCAGCGCCGTAGCGTTCAACGCCAGATTGGAGGATGCGCGATAAAAACGCACAAAATTCGTGTCGCGCTTGTTATACGTTGGGAAATATTCGAGATACATATCTGCGACCGCCACGAGTTTCTCGTGTTCCTTGTGATGATGGTGCTGATTGTGGATTTCTTGGAGCATTTGGTTTCGGTCCATATGCTTACAGCTATTTTGATAGTAATTATATCGGAGTCTCTTGAATGCGGACGACGACGGGGTGGACGACGGGGCGGATGCGGGCTCGTCGGCGGGCTCGGCGGCGCCCTCGGACTCCGACGTCAAGCAATATTCGCCCCACGCCATTCCGCGCGCTTTACAATCCGTCGGACATGACGCGTCATTATTATTATTCGTAAAATAGTCATCATATCCGTCTTCGCGAATCACGCCTGCGTCAACCATTTGCGACCACGCTTTTGTGGGTTGTATCGTATAATGCGCTTGGCGTGATGGGTCGCGCGAGATATCGTCAATCGCGACAACGGTTCGGCCATCACGCGCCAGACGCTGCGAATTGAGAATATCCTTCATTGGAATATCGTTTTGATGCCCGCCGTCAATGAAAATAAAATCAAACCGCATCGGCGGTGCCGTGTTTGGGTCCTTCATTCGGTGCGCGACCTGTTCTTCATATTTGGGAATGGTGACGGTGCTGTCACCCGTAACGAGTGTATGCCGACCCGGAAACATCGCGTCAATATAACGCTTCGCCGCGAAAACATACGCATACTCGCCTAAATCAAAACTCACGACTTTGGTCTCGGGGGGCGTGTTCGCAAGGAATAGGAGGGCGGAATGGCCCGCATTGAACCCGATTTCCATAATGGATTTGGGCGCACGTTTGTGGACGAGTTCGCGAAGACGGTCACCCTGGGCGCCGATTTGATAGGAACCGCCTTCTACGATATGATATTCGGATATGGCGTGGGTGAGACCATCGAGTAACGACATTATAGAATTCGGTTGAAATAGAATTGTATAATGAAAGTATGTTTTATGTTTATATGGATTTATGTAGGAATAATACCTACTATGTAGGAATAATACCTACTATGTAGGAATAATACCTACTATGTAGGAATATAATCCGGGTTTGGGTATGTTATCGTCTCATACATCATTTCTCCGGTCACTTCATTTTTCGATACCATAACTTCGTTAAATAATTCGGGTTCAACATACGGTACATATTGAAGACCGTGTTTCACACAAAGCAAATTAAATAATGTTGTGTTATTATTTCCCCAATTCGTATACGCTTCCCCTTCCAATGTGTGTGTAAACGGTTCTATTCCGGATTGTGTTATTAATTTATATGTTATGATAGCACTAGTAGACGGATTTATGCTAATGTTTTCAATATGTATTTTTGAACCTTCCACTGTTCCTAAAATAATGTAGAGCATCGTATGATATATATTTATATTTTATGCTGTTGTTTGACCAGTAAATGATGGAAGTGGTATAATATCTATCGTTAAATCGACCTGCGGGATACCATTTGTTGGACTGAATAATGTATAGGTTCCAAACCCGATATGCGTTAAAGTTGTTCCTCCTCCGATGTCGCTTACCCTTGAATAACGACCAGAGCTATATTGCCACGCGGTAGTATTTATCGGTTTTGTTATATGATTATATGTTCCACTACATACCAATTGCCTTGATGTGCCGGTAGATTGGTTATACGCAAGGTCTATTTCAAAATTAGTTATAAAATGGCTTCCTGAACCGGTATTGTCGGCCACGGAAGGAATTTGAGCGAAATTGACGTTGGTTTGAATAACTGCCTGGTGACCAATTGGAGTGCTTGTTATAGGAGTTGAAGACGGCGCTATCCATTGTATAATATTATGGTCTGTTGTGCTGGTTCCATTCGTCGGGTAGGTGTGATTATTATTAAACACTAAGATTGGAAAGTCAAAATTTCCAACTATTAATTGTGCTCGAATTAAACCTCGGACTTTATAATATCTTAAATCGATTGCGCTTCCTATGTTAAAGGTTACTTTCGGAACTGCTACTCCTGCGTTATAATAGTTAAATCCGCGAATATTGGGGGCGTATGAAATCGTCACTGCTCCGGCAGTATTCGCTACAGACAATCCATTTGCGGGTGAACCCACTGCGATTGACTTTACATTCCAAGCTACATTACTATTATCGACGAGTGTTCCTAATTGCTGAATACTACCGCCCCCCATTATTATATTGAGACCGCCGGCCGAGTTACTTGTTGTTAGAACAGAGGATAGCCCGGCCGCACTGCCTGAACCTGATGGGCCAGTTGGTCCTATTATTCCTGTAGGTCCTTGCGTTCCGGTTGGTCCTTGTGGTCCTGTCGGCGCAACCGCACCCGTCGGTCCTGTCGCGCCTCTCGCGCCTATCAGCGAAAAACTAATCACACACGCGTGCGCATTATTAAACGGCGTTATCACTGGGACGATATTCTCTATCGTAAACGTCACCCATCCATTTGCGCTTGCGTCGTTTGATGTAACACCGGTTAGTTTGTAAATCACGTAGTTGGAATAATCCTCCACGTCTTGTATTTTCAGAATCGCGTGTCCGCCGCCCTCCACGGCACTTCCGTATAACGTGAGTTGAGAGAAATATGCGTAGATATTATTGTGTGCGATGGTTCCGTCCAGATTACTGATATACAATTCAGTGGCGGCGTTTTGTGATGCGAAATTATTCAAACGGAAATTCCCTTCACCTGGATTACTGGAAGAGGTCGTGGATGATAAATAATAGGTAAACGTATTCGCGGCGGTAGTTGATGTCCCGGATGAGCCAGTATATCCTTGGGGTCCGGTAGGTCCGGTGTGCCCGGTGTCGCCTATGGGGCCGGTATCGCCGACGGGGCCAGTAGGTGCGATGGGTCCGGTAGGTCCGGTGTGTCCGGTGTCGCCTATGGGGCCGGTATCGCCGACGGGGCCAGTAGGTGCGATGGGTCCGGTAGGTCCGGTGTCGCCTATGGGGCCAGTGGAACCGGTTTCGCCAACGGGGCCGGTGGGTGCGATGGGTCCGGTAGGTCCGGTGTGCCCGGTATCGCCGACGGGGCCGGTAGGGCCGGTATCGCCGACGGGGCCAGTAGGTGCGATAGGTCCGGTAGGTCCGGTGTCGCCCTTGGGACCGGTGTCGCCTATGGGGCCGGTGGGCGCGATGGGTCCGGTAGGCCCGGTGTCGCCTGTGGGGCCGGTCTCGCCGACGGGGCCGGTAGGGCCTGTGGGTGCGATGGGTCCGGTAGGCCCGGTGTCGCCTTGTGAACCGGTGGGGCCGGTCTCGCCAATGGGGCCTGTGGGTGCGATTGCGCCAGTCGGGCCTGTGGTGCCCTGGGGGCCTGTAGGGCCGGTAGCCCCAGTATCGCCAACGGGGCCGGTTGGACCGGTCGTTCCCGTAGGACCAGCCGAACCTTGTGGACCCGTCGCCCCCGCCGCGCCTACAAATGTATTCAACGAGAGAATATCACCTATCCCCGATTCATTGACTTGATACACATTGAGGTCCAGCGGAATCATCGCAATGACGCCATCCCCATTCCCAGCAGTAAGACGGTATGGCACAGAGCCTATCTTAAGATACGAGAGCGTCGCATTCGCATTATCGACATCCTGAATGACACTGCCGTTGCTGCGTATGGTTCGCACAGTTGCGCCAGATGAAGCCAACGTTACCGTGATATTCTGGTTTGTTGCCGCGAAGATACATACGATTTGATTAATGACGGGGGATACCGGTGCGAGATATCCTTCACTCTGACTATTCGGGATTTTCACCGTGACACTTTGTATCGTCGTTATACTATCTAATGTGATGGCGGGCTGTATTACGCGAAACTGTGCGAGTGTAAGCGACGTGAGGTTGTTGATGGCGGTGATTCCGTGATTCGCTGCGCGTAATAGAAGATGCCCTTTTTGTACATCACTAAATGTGAGCGTATTGATTGTCGCGCCGACAATGAGCGTATTTTTGAATATTGCGTTTGTTATGTCAGCATTGGTGAAATTTACACTAGTCGCATTGGTATTTGTAAAATTGCCACCACTTAAATCCACACCACTTAAATCGGTGCTGGTTATGTCTTGATTGGAATAATCCACCGGCATTCTATTATATGTAAAAGCATAATATAATTATATTATCCACAGTAGTCGTCGGCCGTCGGCCTCCTACCGGTCGTCGGCCTCCATTTCCAATCTCTCGATGTCGTCCCGCAGCCTCTTTATTTCCGCAATAAACACCGCAAACAACTGCTCATATTGTATCGTCTGGTATCCATTGGGGTCGTCTTTTTCACCAACCACCATCTCCGGATATACACCTTGTAATTCGTGTGCCAAGAACCCATATTCTTCGTGTCCTGTAAGGCGATTCAAATACATAACCGGACGAAGTCCATCCACGGTTTTGTCTATCGGTAGGTCGCATACATTATATTTGATACGGTAATCACTAACACTGTTCATCCCAACCGTTTTGATGGTGCCGCTAATGTCCATCGTATAGCGAGTATCCAGTGCGGTTGTCGCACCGTCCACATTGACACCTACGGTGATGGTGTCGCCGCCCGCGCCGCTGTACTGAATATTCGTATACCCTGTTATCGATTCAGGCGTCTCGGGATTGATGACCGTCCACACGCCTGTGTTGGTCGCGCCCGTTGGGCCAATGGGTCCCGTTGGACCTAAACCCGCAATAAATCCGCTTAATCCTGTCGCACCCGTTGCGCCTTCTGGCCCGGTAGGGCCCACATTTGCGATTACACCAGCGACCCCTTGTTCTCCCGTTGGACCCGTCGCGCCTATCTCGCCCGTTGGACCCGTCGAACCCGCCCCGATTATCGCCCCCGCATCACCTACCTGGCCTTGGGGGCCAAATGGACCCGTTGTGCCTATCGCGCCCGTAGGTCCGTCTTGCCCCACTGGACCCGTCGCACCCACATCACCCGTTGCGCCCGTCGCGCCCACCGCACCCGTCGCACCATCAAGCGACCCCGCGCCCGTCGGACCCGTTGCGCCCACCACGCCATTTGTGCCGGCGATACCTCTCGGTCCGGTCGCCCCCGTTCGCCCGTCTAAATAATCACTGTTCGAGAGAACATCATATAATCCAACATTTACAATCTTGTATACATTGATATCATAAGGGATTCCAATCATCGTATATCCGTGGATTTTGTATACGACATTTCCAATGCGAAGTAGTGCGTCTGTAACGGTGGTCGGTGCGCCTCCTCCCGTCGTATCCACAATGGTCGTCACCCCCGAATTATCGCGAGATATCGTAAATGATTTCGCGGGGTAAGTAGGATTATTCACGGTTCCGATACTTTGGATACCCGACATATTCAATGTGACGCTCTCGTTATTCGCGAGAGCAATTCCTTGGATATAAAATGCGCGCGTGGGTCGCACGGTTATTGCGGCGACCGCGCGGACATTCTCGCTCACGACGGTGGCGGCGATAATATCCACTTCTTCGGACAAATCACGGACATCATCGGTTAGAATCGTCCCGATTACCGCGGGGAGACCCGGCGCCGTCAGTTGCGTCGTAAGTAGATACGCGATGCCTGCGTTGGATTTATTATACAGAAGTTGTGCGGATTGGACGCCTGAAAACACGACTCCCGAGAGATTGGTATTGATAATATTGGTATTTCGCAGAATGGTGCCTGTAAAAATGGCGTTTGTTAGATTACATCCTGATAGGTCCGCATTGGTCATCGTCGCATTTGTAAAGTTCGCATTTGTCAGGTTCTGTCCTACAAATGATTGCCCAGTGAGGTTTTGTCCAGTATAATCAGTCATCGCTATATAACCATTGGATTTATTTTATTCCGTCGGCGGTAGCGGCGGTAGCGGCGGTAGCGGCAGTGCGTTTCGCTTCCAATGCCGCAAGACGCGCATTCAGGGTCTTTATTTCCTCGCAGCAAATTGCGAACAGTTGATGATAACTGATAGCCTGTAAATCGCCATCCTTGTCCTTCTCGCCATTTACAAGTTCCGGAAATATCGCCTGGACTTCGTGTGCTAAAAATCCGTATTCCCACGCATTCTTGCGTAATCCATTCTGAAACATAATCGGGCGAAGTCGCTGGACTTGATTGGATAGCATTATGCGGTCGTTGGTCGCGTGACTAATATAAACGATTTCCTTTTTAATCCGGTAATCACTCACATTCATCACACCCGTTGTCTTGATATTACCGCTAACATCCAGAAGATATTGTGTGCTTGCGGGGACTGCGGCGGATGTTTGAATGCCGACGCGCCCACTGTTATAGTAAATTGGTGTGCCGCTGGTCGCGCCTGCGCGCCCCCATATATTCGCGCCCGTCGCGCCGCTCATAGCACCCGTCGCGCCCGTATTTCCGACCGCAGCGCTTTCACCGGTTGGACCGGTTGCGCCCACGGTTCCCGTTGCCCCCGTATTTCCCGTCATACCGTATTCTCCTTGCGGGCCGTAGATACCCGTATATCCTGTCGGACCGCGCACCCCCGTTACGCCTGTATCGCCTTTACTCGCATTGGGTCCGGTATCGCCCGCGGGACCCGTCGGTCCTGTGACGCCAGTGTGTCCTTGTGTGCCAGTGGGACCTTGTGTGCCCGTCGTGCCAGTGGGGCCTTGTGTGCCCGTCGCACCAGTGAGGCCTTGAATGCCCGTCACACCTTGATATCCCGCCGGCCCTGTAGAGCCTTGCGCGCCATTGATACCAGCAAACCCTACCGTTCCTGTGATTCCCGTCGCACCCACATTCCCGCTACTGCTTCCAATCGCCGCCTCCGTCAGAATCGCGCCTAATCCATAGGATTTTACCTTATAATAATCGGGGTCCACAGGAATCCCAATAATAGACCCCGCATAGACCCGGTATAATATATCGGATATTTTGATAAATAAAACCGGTGTTCCGTCTGCGTCGACTACCTGCGTGGTCGTGCCACTACCCGTGGTTTGGTATACGACTCCATTGATGCGGACCGGTGTATCCACCGAAACGCCAATATAAAACCCTTCTACGACGCTGGGGGTAACTGTGACGATTTGGTTGTTGCTCGCGTCTAGTGTGGGGGCGAGGACTCGAATCACCTGAAGATTCGCGATGTCACCGGGTTTTAGTGAGGGTATCGCGGCAGTAATAGACGCGGGTGTTACCGTTTCGGGGAGGGCAATCGCCGCAATATTCGCTGCGATGTTGTCCGCATTCTGGCGCAACTGGATTTTCTGGCCGTCCGTAAATATCACGCCCGTAAGTGTCGCGCCTACAATCCGCGTGTTTGTCAGGTTGGCGTTGGTAAAAGTGACGTTGGTGAGATTGGCGTTGGTGAGATTGGCATTTGTAAAGTTTACATTATTGAAATTCATATTACTATAATTCGCTCCAGATAAATCAGACCCGGTCTGATTCAAGTCAAACACAGTCAGGGTAGATGATGCCACTCCACTTGCGTAACTTCTTGTTTCCGCTTGTATTGCGCTAATTAGAGTATTACCGCCATTAACAATTGTCACTATTCCGTTGGTTGAAACCGTCGCAACGTTCGTATTACTACTTGTAAACGTAAATGGATTATACTGAAGTATGTATGTTGTCCCTGATACATCCAAACGACCAATGACTGTGTTTGCGGTTTGACTTGCGGTTATTGTGCTAGTACCGTTTACACCCTTAATCAGTAAGAGATTCCCACATATATCTGCTACTGAAGGATTACTACTGGTATAAGTTAATGCGTTTGTGGTTGGTATACTATATACACGCGCGTGACCACGATTGTCACTGGTATTTCCGCTTGTTCCATCGTTCATATGTCCGCCAATAATCACCACGGTTCCATCTGAAGATATTTTTACATTGAATCCACTTTGGTCGCCACTTGCTTCACCATCAATGTCAGTGCCGATTCTATCCCATCCCACCGGCCCAAACCCTGGTAGTGCGTCATTTGTTTGGGCAACTGTTTTGTTTGGATTGTATTTATATATACGTGTATGTCCACGATTGTCAGTTGTGGACCCGACAGTTCCACCATCATTTCCACTCGCGCCTATTGCAATAATTGTGCCATCTGCTGAAATAGATTGTGAGAAACCGGCATAGTCCGCAATGTAGTCTCCATCGATATCACCCCCCAGACGGTCCCATCCAATCGGGCCAAAATTTGCGAGGGTTTGATTCATTTGTGCGGTTGTTTTATTTGGATTGTATTGGTAAACACGGACACTTCCCTTGTCGTGGCTGTTATTCACTGAACTACTTGTTCCATCGTTTCCGTGTGCGCCAATTGAAATAATTGTTCCATCCGCTGAAAGAGACACTTCACAGCCGGAAAATTCAATATTTCCTTCACCGTCAATATCAGCACCCAGGCGAATCCAACCAATCGGGCCGAAAGAAGGGTCGGTCTGCGAGGTGACCGCAACCGTTTTATTTGGTGTGTATTTATATACTCGAACGTGGCCGCTATCTCCTACTAGATTTCCAGAACCATCATTTTTCCAACCTCCAATTCCCACTATGGAACCATCCGCCGAAAGTGATATACTAATACCGGATTCATCCCCGTTTGCTTCCCCTATAATATCACCTCCGAGCTGGGTCCATACTGTGCCATTCCAACCATATACACGAGTGTATCCAGGGCGGTTGTAACCTGATTGGCTTGGGTTTCCTATCGCCAGAACAGTTCCATTTTTAGAAAGAGAAACACTCCAACCACCATAATCCACGACCGCAGTTGAATCAATATCCAGACCAAGACGGTTCCATCCTTTCGGCCCAAAATTAGGGAGAGATTGATTCATTTGGGCGGTCGTCTTGGTTGGGTCATATTTGTATACACGGACATGCCCTATGTCAGCACCGGTCGATGCGTTTGTTGTATCATTTCCCGGGGCACCAATCGCCACAATGGTTCCGTCCGCCGACATACTAATAGAGTATCCAGATTGGTCTCCAGATGCTTCGCCATCTATGTCGTCGCCCAGACGTGTCCAACCAATCGGACCAAACGACGCGTCGGATTGCGATGTCACTGCAACTGTTTTATTTGGTGTATACTTATATACCCGTACGTGGCCACTTGTTGCTCCATTACCGTCGTTGAAATGTGCGCCAATTGCGACGATACTTCCGTCTGCTGAAATAGCAGTGCTAAATCCACTTCGGTCATCAGCCGCCTCACCATCAATATCACCGCCTAGTTTCGCCCACGAACTTCCATACACTATTGTATTAATATCGGTTGGAGGTACTATAGCACTCGCAGTGGATGTTATAGTCGATGTAGTAATAATATTTGATGTAGGTGCCGTCAAAGTAAATGGCGGGTCTGAAATATATTTCAGGGGTGGTAATGTAAATGCCCCTAATGTAATCGGGGTTTTAGTTCCGCTCATCAATGTTCACGTTGTTTTTTATGTTATTATAGTTATTATACTAACATAATAATATTCTTTGACTTTACAGATATTTCATCAATTATGCTGTACTCTTACGTAGTTCACTCGCGCTTTCAAATCCTGGATATCTCTCGCAAGAATCGCAAACATTGAACGGTAATCCACCGATTGGTATTCGGTTTCGTGGTCTTTCGCGCCGTAAATGAGTTCCGGGTATTTCTCTCCAACTTCGTGGGCGATGAACCCGTATTCGTAACGATTTGTCAGTGTATTAAAATAATGGGCGCCGCGAAGTTGCGTAAGCGACGGCGACGGCGACGGCGACGGCGCGACACCGATATCACGCACATTTGCCTTAATTCTATAATCACTCACGTTATTTATACCAATACAACGGATACTGCCGCTAACATCCAGCGCGAATGCGGCGTCGGGGGCCGTTTTTCCGATGGCGACGCGGCCGTTGAAGTACACGCCAGTCACGCCAGCGGTGGCCGCCGTCCACACCGCGTATTCACCCGTCGGCCCGGTTGCGCCCGTTGCGCCTGTTGCGCCTATTGTTGCGTATGTGCCGTATGGACCTGTCGGCGCGAGAACATTGTCGGCGGCGGGCCCGGTCGCACCCACGAAATCCACGACACCCGGAATACCTCTCGGACCGGTTACGCCGGTATTACCATTGGGGCCGGTTGGGCCAGTATCACCCGCCTCGGTTGCTATTCCAGCGGGACCTTTCGGTCCGTATATCCCCGTGACACCGGTTGCGCCTATCGGCCCGGTTGCGCCGTCGGTGCCTGTTGCGCCAGTGGGTCCACGGGGCCCGGTTGCGCCCGTGTGTCCATCGGGACCCGTTGCGCCATTGACCGCGGTGGTCGGACCTGTCATACCCGTTGCGCCATTGACGGCATTCACACCGGAGGTGCCCCGCGGTCCCGTGCTGCCTCTCGGCGCGCTTCCATACCCTCCGTGCTCCATAATAACATCATATAATCCCGAACCGCCCAATTTATATTCGTTAATGGACAGCGGTATTCCAATCATCGACCCCGCGAATACACGATACGCCGTATTATTGATTCGGATAACTGTGACGACATTCTGCGAGACATCCGTAATGACGCCTGCTGAAGTGCTGCGATACTGCGCGGTGTCTCCCGCGAGATTCCCCGTAATCTGAAACTCCGTGTTATTCGGAATATCTACATAAAACCCCGTGGTCGCTTCTGCGTCGCTGGTTATATCCGAGACCACCGTTGTGCCTCCCGGTCCGCCACCAATCACCGGCGTATATACATCCACACCACCCGTCAAACGCGCAATATCGGTGGCGCGTATCTCCGGATTCAGCGACGCTAGGTCAGTCGGCGTAATCGTGATTATCGTTATTTCGGGGATATTCGCAGCAACATTGGCAGCATTCCGCCTCAGCTGCGATTTCTGGACGTTCGTAAACGTAATTCCCGTTATGGTCGCGCCTACTATCAGCGTATTTGAGAAATTCGTCGCGCTTGTTATCACCGCATTCGCGAGATTCGTCCCCGAAGCGTCCACGTCGGTCAAATTATCCGCCGAGAGATTACACGCCGGACCCAGAATAAACCCCCCGCGGAGTTGGAAATCCGGTGTGGGGAGGGCGACGGGGGCGCCCTGGGCCGGAGAAACTATTTGTCCGGACCGGATGCCGGCGAAGGTGGCGCCCGTGAAGATTGCGCCGGAAATATCGGCCGCGGTGAGGATGGCATTCGTTAGGTTGGCGCTCGTGAAATTGGCGGCGGTGAGTGTTGTGCCGGCGAGATTGACGCCGGTGAGATTTTTACTGGCGAGGGCGACGGACGGGCCGACGATGAATCCGCCGCGCAGGGTATAATTGGCGGAAGTCCCGGCGAAGGTGGGTGCGGTGGCGGGTGCGGTGGCGGGTGCGGCGGTGGAGAGACCCTGGCTTGATACACCTGAAAATACCGCATTTGTGAAATTCGCGGTGGTGACGTCATTATTCACGAAAGATGCGCCGGTTAGGTTGGCGCCAGAGAGGTCGCACGCTCGTAAATTAATACCGGATAAGTCTACCGATGATGAAAGGTCGGCGGACCGCGCGATGGCGGTGGGACCGAGCAGAAACCCGGCCCGGACCGCCCATATCCCGCCGCCCGCGCCCGCCGCAATTGTCGGGAATATCGCTCCGTCGCCCGTTATTCCACCACCCGTTGAAATCACGCCAGTCAGGTTGGCACCCGTGAAGTTCGCGCCGCTAATATCCGCGCCAGTGAATACCGCATTCGTGAGGTTGGCGGCGGTGAGGTTGGCCCGCGCGATACTGAATCCTGTCAGGGTGACACCCGATAAATCCGCGGAGAGGAGGCGCACACCCGGGCCTACAATGAAGCCGTTTCGTGTAAAATACGCGGTTGACTGCGGCGGTGTGGCCGGAAATGTCGCAAGTCCCGAATTACGTAATTCACCCGTTGTTATATTTGTAAGATTTGTCGTTGTCGTGAATATCGCGCCATTGATATCCGCTGCGGCGAAGTTCGCGCCTGATAAATCTATCCCGGCTAAATTCACGCCGACGAGAGATACGCCTGGACCGACAATATAGCCGTTGCCGCTCGCACCACGCACGGATGTCGACGCATTCGGCATCGTCGCACCCGCCGCCCCGTATAAAAGCCCGCCACTTCGCAGACCCGTAATCGTCGCACCCGAGAAATTCGCCCCGGATATATCACACCCAGTGATTGTGGTATCGGTGAGGTCAGTGCCCGAGAGATTCGCGCCGACCAACTTCACATTTGGGCCTACAATCCAGCCTACCGAACCGCCGCCCCCCCGCGCAACATACGAGTCGGACGGAAGTATGGCGGTTGTAAGTCCCACGATATTCCCCGTAAGAATACCTGTAATGGTTGCGCCCGAGAGATTGGCCGTTGTAAGCGTCGCATTTCGCAGGATAGCGTTCGTCAGGTTGGCGCCAGTGAAATCCGTGCTTGTCAGGACGATGCCCGACATATCCACCGCCGACAAATCCGCGCCGGCGAGCGAAACACCCGCGCCAATCAGGAATCCTGACCCGGTCCCCGCGCCACCACCGCCGGTATACCTCACTACGTAGCCCGCCTTCAGTGTCGCTGTTGCCGCGCCTGTAAGCCCCCCACTCCTGACACTCGTCAGCGTGGTAGTGGTGAAAATGGCGCCACTGATGTCCGCATTTGTGAGGATTGCGCTGGTGAGGTTTGTATTTGTAAAATTCACACTTGTAAGCGCCACACCGGAAAGGTCGATTCCACCGGTAAGTGTGGCATTTTGAAGCGAGACACGTGGTCCAATAATAAACCCGTTGGTCACGGTGTTTACGGTGAGCGCTATATACCCCGCGGGGAGGGTGGGTGCCGTGGCGCCGACGAGACCAATGATTCCGCCACCTGTTATCGCATTTGTCAGGATGGCGCCGGCGAGGTTGGCACTAGTGAGGGTCGCGCCGGTCAGGGTCGCGCTGGTAAGGACCGCCCCCGATAAATCAATACCTGTCATATTTACACCCGTAAAATTCATCGAGGTTAACGCAGCGCCAGTTGCGCTGACACCCGGGCCGATAATATACCCGTTCCGCGCGACATACCCCGTCGGCAAGGTGGCGGTGGCGAGTCCGACGATACCGCCCGAGGATACCCGCGTCAATATAGTGGACGCTCCGCTTATATTTGCGCTCGTCATATTCGTGCCGACGAGGGAGACGCCCGATAAATCCACATTGGTGAGTGCGGCGCTTGCGAGAGATACATTGGGGCCGACGATGAAACCGTTGCGGAATACATAACCGGCGGGAAGTGTGGCGAGAGAAGGCGCGGAGGCGTTATTGACAAGACCGCCCGTTACGAGACGCGTCAGGGTTGCGCCTGTGAAGTTGGCGCCCGAGATATTCGCGCCGGTTAGGACGACATCCGTGAGGTCAAGAGAGCCGGTGGCGAGATTCGCGCCGATGAGTGAAACACCTGCGCCGAGAATATAACCAGCGCGGATGACAACCCCCGTAGGCAATACGAGTGCGGTGGACGCGCCGCCTGTTACGCCGCCGCTCGTGACCCCTGTAAATGTAACACGCGAGAGATTGGCGGCGGATATATCTACATTTGTGAAATCAGAGTTTGTAAAGACGGAACCCGAGAGGTCAGCGCCGGTGAGGGGAACGCCGCTTAGATTGACGCTGGTGAGGCCGGTGGTGATACCGCGCAGAAGGACGTAAGGGCCTAAGATATATCCATTCCGCGCAACATATCCATTGGGAAGTGACGCCGTATCTGCGCCGGTGATGGTGCCCGACACGAGTCGCGTGAAGTTGGCGCCGAGGAAATTCGCGCCGGTGAGGTTTGCGCCTAGGAGTGATTGTCCGCTTATGTCCGCGTTGGAAAGATTGGCGCCGACGAGGTTCACATTAGGGCCGACGATGAATCCTGCGCGGATGATATATCCTGTGGGGGGGATGGTGGTGGAAGAGGAGGACGTGAGACCGCCGGTGATGACGCCGGAGAGCGTGGTCCCGCGCAGATTGGCGCCGGAAATATCCGCGTTTGTCAGGGTGGCGCCGGTGAGATTACACCCGGACATATCAGCGCCTACGAGCGATACCCCGGAGAGGTCAATATTCGTGAAATTCAGATTTCGGGTGATGACCCCGGGGCCAAGGAATACATTATAGGTCGCAGCGCGGGCGACGAATGCGGCGGAGGGGAGAGTGGCGGAGGCGACACCCACGAGCCCGCCTCCACACACGATATTCGTAAATGTTGCGCCAGTGAAGTTCGTATTGGTAACGGTGGTTGTCGTAAATGTGGCGCCAGTGAGATTCGCATTGGCGAAATTCGCGCCGGCGACCGATAATCCTGTGAAAAGTTGGCTTGATAGGGTGGAACCCGAGAGATTGACTGCGGGGCCGACCATGTGATTGGACCGGATGACATAACTTGCGGATGGAAGCGCGGTGATATTGGCCGCATTCACGAGCCCGCCCGAGATGAGACCCGTGACGGTTGCGCCTGTAAATGTGACACCGGATACATCACACGCTGATATACTTATGCCAGTGAGGTCGGCATTGGTGAGATTGGCGCCACGGAGGACGACGGAGGGGCCGACGATAAATGTGCCGGGAGTGCCGGTACCCCGCGCGACATATCCTGTTGGGAGAGTGGCGGTGGTGGCGCCGATGAGTGCGCCGGTGGTGATGCCGGTGAGGGTGGCGTTGGCGAGGTTGGCGTTGGTCAGGGTGGCGCCGGTAAGGACGACATTGGATAAATCGACACCAGTTGCCGCCGCATTCGATAGATTAACCGCCGGACCGACGAGGAACCCGCCGCGAATCCTGTAACTTGCGGGGAGGGTCGTCGATGGGGTGGCGACGGAAGCCCCCGTAATCCCGCCACTTACGACACCCGCGAGGACAGTGTTTGTCAAGTTCGTCGTTGTCGGATGAATATTTACGTTTGTCAGGATGGCGTTGGTGAGATTGGCGCCAGAGAGGTCGACGCCAGATAAGTCTACCCCGGCGAGGTCCTGTGACGATAGATTGGCGCCGCGAAGGACGACACGTGGACCGACGATGAACCCATTGCGCGCAATATACCCTGGGGGGAGGATGGCGGTGGTGGCACCTACGAGATTTCCGGTGATGACACCGACGAGATTCGTGGACGCACCACTTAGGTCGGTGTTGGTGAGGTTTGCGCCGGTGAGAGTGATACCGCCGGATAAATCTATGTTTTGAAGATTGAGTGACGAGAGATTGACGGCGGGGCCGACGATGGTCCCGGTGTTGGCGGTGCTTGGGCGGACGAAATATCCGGTGGGGAGTCGGGTGGTGGCGGTGGCTCCCCCCGTGAGGCCATAACTGCGGACGTTGGTGAGGGTTGCGCCTGAGAGGTCCACTCCACTTATATCAATGTTGAAGAGACTCGCGCCTGCGAGGTTGGCGGATGTGAGACGGGTGGCGGTGAGATTGGCGGCGCCGGATATATCCAGGTTCGCGAGTGCGGCCCCCGAGAGATTGACGCCGGGGCCAACGATGAAATTGTTATATATAATATAACCGGCGGGTAATACCGTAGCCGTGGTGGACGCATTGCGTAAATTACCGGATATAAGATTTGTCAGGTTGGCGCCGCTGAGGTCGGTTCCCGAGAGGTCCGTGCCTGCGATGGATATACCTGAGAGGTCCATCGAGGACAGCGCCGCACCGGTGAGCAACACATTTGGCCCAACGATGACACCATTGCGGAATACGTACCCGGTGGGGAGGGTCGCGGTGGCGGTTCCGGTGAGGCCGGCGGTGCGGATATTGGTGAGGGTTGCGCCTGTGAAGTTCGCGCCCGATACATCAGAGTTCGTCAGGGTGATGCCCGAGAGGTCCGCGCTGGTGAGATTGGCGCTGGTGATGCGCACATTATTGCCGAGGATGGAACCGGCGCGGCCCGTGTATCCCCCACCGGTGGTGGGAAGAGTGGCGGTGGCAAGCCCGATGACGCCGCGCGAGAGAATATTCGTGAGATTTGCGCCGAGGAGGGTCGCGCCTGAAAGATCGCTGGAGACGAATATCGCATTTGTGAGATTCGCGAGATTGAGTGTGGCGCCGTATAATGAAATGTTGGTGAAATCCGCGCCGGAAAGGTCCGCGCCGTAATAATTGGCGGAAGTGGTTGTAAGGGTGGCCGTGATGCCGGCACTGCCATAATTCGCGTTATCGCTGGCTTGCGTTGCGGTGATGGTGCTTGTTCCGAATCCTACGATGGTCACGGTGGTTCCGGAGATGGTGGCGACGTTGGGATTACTGCTCGTATATGAAAACGTGCCGGTGCTGTTACTGGTGGGGGCGGTGAGCTGGAAGGGGGCGGCATTGCTGACTTTGGTGATGTTTGGGAAGTTGGAGAGGGTGGGGGGCGGGTAGAGTGTAACAAGAGCAATACCACTGGAATTGATACCATCACCACCATATACGGAATAAAGATTCCCATTCACTGTAGCACTGGTTAATTTTGTATATGTGTTATTCGTCTCTCGACGATAGACGTAGGTGCCGTAATTCACGAGTGTTGTGCCGGAGATGGTGATGGGTTCGCCTTCATCGCACGCAATGATAAAATCTCCGGTAGTGTTTGGAACTGTGGCGGTGGATGTTATGGAAAGCGGTGACGCCACGTAGGTCGGAACAATGATGCGCAGTATTTTATCAGATGGAATATTTGGATTGATGACCTGGAGGTCCCGTGGACTCGACAATATAAAAACGTTATTGTTCAATGTTGTCAAGTTCACACGACGGCGATTCTCTTTTTTCCGGAGAATGTCATACCGATCGATATCGCGATAGTATGAAAAGGAAAGGTCGAATGTCGTGGCGGTGGTTTTTAGCGCCGCGAAGGCGCCACTCGTAGAATAGACTGTCGCGGCGCCGCCAGTTATCCCCGGGTTTGCCCCGCCGTAATAGAAACCTCCCCACGCAACGATGCTGCCGTCGCTTTTCAGCGCCGCGAAGGCACTACCGGCAGAATATATCGCGACGACGCCGGAACTTATACCCGGATTTGTCCCGCCACTAATCGAACTTCCCCACGCTTGGACACTGCCGTCGGTTTTTAGCGCCGCGAAGGCGCCTTGCGTAGAATAGATTGAGACGACGCCAGAACTCACATTGCCGGGTGTTGTCCCGCCATTACCTGAATCTCCCCACGTGACGACGCTGCCGTCGCTTTTCAGCGCCGCGAAGGCGTAACCGGTAGAATATATCGAGACGACGCCGGAACTGACATTCCCAGGAGTTGTCCCGCCAAAATTGGAATTTCCCCACGCGACAACGCTGCCGTTGGTTTTTAGCGCCGCGAAGGCGTAAAAGGTAGAATAGATTGAGACGACGCCGCCGGATATCACGGGTGTTGTCCCGCCATAACCCGAATTTCCCCACGCTTGGACACTGCCGTCGGTTTTTAGCGCCGCGAAGGCGCGTTCGGTAGAATAGATTGAGACGACGACACCAGTTATCCCGGGATTTACCCCGCCAGAAGCTGAATCCCCCCACACTTGGACACTGCCGTCGATTTTTAGCGCCGCGAAGGCGCCTTGCGTAGAATAAATTGAGACGACGACACCAGTTATCCCGGGATTTACCCCGCCAGAAGCTGAATCCCCCCACACTTGGACGCTGCCGTCGTTTTTTAGAGCAGCGAAGGCGGCTGTGGTAGAATAGATTGAGACGACGCCGGAACTTACATTCCCGGGAGTCGTTCCGCCATAAAGTGAATACCCCCACGCAACGACACTGCCGTCGGTTTTTAGCGCCGCGAAGGCGCCTTGCGTAGAATAGATTGAGACGACGCCGGAACTTACATTCCCGGGAGTCGTTCCGCCATTATTTGAACTTCCCCACGCAACGATGCTGCCGTCGCTTTTCAGCGCCGCGAAGGCACTACCGGCAGAATATATCGCGACGACGCCGGAACTCACATTCCCCGGAGTAGTCCCACCCCAAGCGTCATATCCCCACGCTTGGACGCTTCCCGTCGCAAAACCTTTCGTGGAATATTCCCGAATATCGTACGGATATAAATACAATATTCCTTTGTATTCATCGATTAACTCCGTGAAATACACCGTTTTCAGGTTGACGCCGGTATGTGACTCCAAGAACCAGTCTCCACCCATCGAGGCCGCACCTGTGTCATCCGTTGATGCGCGGATGGTCACGCCTGTCTGCGCTGCGAGCGTGTCAATCACATACTTCCAGTCATTGTTTGCGTACAGCGCGCAGGCCATCATATCAAAATACGCGGCGTTAATTTCCGGTGTCGTGTGACACCACGCGATTAGGTCACGTAAGGGAGCCCAGGTTGCGAGTTCGGGATCGCGGTCAGCTACGCCGATAATGATACTCCCCTCCGCGTCCGCCGCGACTAAATTATAAAAGGGGCAGTTGTAATTATGCTGAAGTAGACCGACGCATCGCGGGGAACCGGCATCCGTTGCCTCTACTGTATCGTTTGCGACACACTCGGCTCCGGCGGATGCCTCCACAATCCGCGCCTTAATATCCTCTACTGTGTCGGCGTAGTAGTCAAATAATACTGGAATACATATATTGGCGTCGATGGCTGCGAGGATGGTTTCGTAGTCAAGGACCCGTTTGTCGATTAAGAGTATATTTTTCGGCATTCCTCCTCCTTATATGATGGTCTGTTTTTTTTTGAATTAAAAACCCGTTTCCCATACGGGAAACTCAATTTTTAATTCAAAAAAAGTTATTTCTATTCGGGTGCCGTAATGGGATGTCAATATTTGTGGTAACAAAATGGAATAAAACCTGCGATGGTGATGACGATGACGCCTAAAAAAAGTTTGGTGATGGAGATGTGGGCGAACCGCATTATGTCACCCCCAAATAGAAAAAGACTTTTTTGTTCACGTAAATATTGACATCCCCCGCAGGGGGGTGGGTTATTTACGGGGACAAAAACATTGAGATACCCCGCAGGGGCGAACCGCATTATGTCACCCCAAATAGAAAAAGACTTTTTTGTTCACGTAAATATTGACATCCCCCGCAGGGGGATGGGTTATTTACGGGGACAAAAAAATTGAAATGTTTTTTCGTCTAGACTCCATTTGACAGCTATCAAGCACTACGACAACAATGTTCTCCTTTCTCAAAACCGGCGACACCCACAATACCATCAGAACCCTCACCAATCTCCCTGGACTCTTCACTTCGGACGGAAGCAGAATCAAATACGCGCTCCTGAATCATTCCACCGCGATGCGCACGAATATCTCCATTGGTGCTCCCATCTTCCAGGGAATCCGGCAGTTGGAGGCGGAACTTGAGCGACGCGACATCGCCTGTATAATGAGCGGGAATTTGCCTTCAATGGCAGCGAATGCGGCTTCGGCTGCGGCTGCTGCTGCTTCGACGCGTCGTCCTTCGCTATTCATTGACAACGAACTTCACATCGACAATGCGGCATTGGCCTTGATTATGGCTAAAGAACTCGCGTTTCTCAACCGGACAATTCAAATGATTACACTCATCGCGAACAGGTACAATGAAGAACAAGAAGACCTCGCGGGGGGACGTACCCCAATGTGTCGCGACAGCGACAGCGACGACGACGACAACGACGACGACCCATTCTCACCTCCAGCTGAAGATCTCGAACAAGGCTACGGTGATGACACCGTTTGCCCATTGATGCGCTCCCATTCTCAACCTACAAACGAAAGCTGTGGTGGCCACTCGGCTAGAGGAGTCCCCAATCAACTGGCAGCTACATTCCTCGTCGCAAGCGGGCGTATGCATCAGCGCTTCAACAATCTTTGCGCTCTTACTGGAACAGATTTGGTTCTTGTGAACGGAATGACCACAAAGGACCGCCCTCATAATGAAGCCAACCGCGAAAAGCAACTTATTGTTGAACGACACGTCATCTCGAATATCTTCCTTCACTTCGAGAAGTTTGACCCCCAGCACCGTGACCCAGTCGTTGTGGCATTCCAGGAATTGCGCGACATCTCGGTCTCTGCGTGGAGGGTGTTGTCTATGTATGCGTTCTCCAACCTGTTTCGGTTGTTGGAAGGAACCGACTTCGCAGTCTACTACCAGCCAGACGATGCGATTTTCACACAGGGGCGCGATTACTGTCTGCCACGCCAAGAGGCGGCGGCGGCGGCGGCGATGCGGGTTCCGCACGAGGATAACACGCTGCCAACGACACTGACAATGGCCGAACTGGCAGATTTGGCCGCGCGGCAACCGGTAGAGGAGGTGGACGCAATGGAATACGACTAAACGACGACGACGACGACGATGACACGGGGACGCACGACGCGGACGACTCGACGGAAGGTAATAAAAAAGTATTGTGTGTTATGAAACTAACACTTTTTTATTATTGTCTGGGGTCCGGGCTCCGTTACATTCGGCTCCGTTCGGCTCCGCTCCATTCGGCTCCGTTCGGCTCCGTTACATTCCATTCCATTACATTCCATTCCATTACATTCCATTCGGCTCCGTTACATTCGGCTCCGTTACATTCGGCTCCGCTCCATTCGGCTCCGCTCCATTCGGCTCCGCTCCATTCGGCTCCGCTCCATTCGGCTCCGCTCCATTCGGCTCCGTACACTACGCTAATACTCTCTGAACTGGTCACGAATGTGTTCAAACACCACAATCGCATCCCGCGCGCATGTGGTGACATACTCCGCCACGATTCCTTCATCCACCCCCACCGTCTCCGCAAACCCCACACGTATCATACTATCCGGGTTGTGCGGGTGAATTTTCCTGAATGCGCAGTAGGTAACCGTCTGGTCCTCCGCGTAGTGTTTGTCGTGTAGGAAGAACTCGATGACTTTCCCCAAGGTATAATCCTCCCCCTTCAATTCAATATCAAAGCCATTCTGAATCGTGCTTACCGTGGGTATAATGTGATTCTCCCCGCTTTCGATATCGCGGATGAATTTCGTACACTTGTTAATCATAATCTGCGCGGCCTTGTGGACGATTTCCGCATTTGTGAAGACCCCCACCGTCTCCACGACGAAATCGAAGCTGTCTTCCTTCGTGTGGCGTTGTGCGTCCAGGAGCGACCAGTTCTTGCGCTGGGCTTTCATTTCTTCGCTGCCCACGGTGGCGATACCTTCCTTCACGAGTTCGGCTTCCTTGATGCGCCACGCCTCGTCGACCTTGGCGGCGTCCATCGTCATTTGGTAGGCGCACGTAGAGACCACATTGAAGGCGCCGTCTTCGCGGGAACTGCCGATATCCAAATCACATGTCATCGTCAGTTGCTCGCCTTCGCTGTATTCCGACATTTTCGGGAGGAGGCGGGCGAACTCGATGTAATCGCTACTGACTGGATTGCTTGGAAATATTTCGTGCACCTTGACATCGGTGAGGTATTTGCCCGTGGTCTTGTTTTTCATCCGAAAATCCTTTGTCGTCACGTAGCGGATTTCGTTTCCGTCGGCGACAACGTCGATTTCTAGTTGGTAATCTTTGTAGGGGAAATCGGGGTCTGTGATGTGGATTGGTATGCAGCTGAGGCGTTGGTTCAGTATTTGATTATGAATACGGCTCGTATTGACGGTGATACTTGATTTCGATTCTGCGTGAGGTGTGGTGCGGAATACAAGAGTCGGGACGTCGGACAATATTATACGACGTAAAGCGTTGGCCAGTGAGACATTGATTTTGTCGATGGTGAATCTGAGCTCACCCCGTTCGTCCGTTCGTGAAACGATACGAGGGATGTATTTGCTTGACGCGCTATTGGAATGGAAAGGAGCACCGGACGACGCGGACGCAGCGGATGACATTGTGTGATAGTAAACAATAAACGATACTTTTATATACGTTTGTATAAATATTCGCTATCAATTTTTTATAGGAATGCGCGTTCAAAACCCACATAAAGTTTTATCGTTTATTTAGTAATAAAAGACACAATGTCGTCAATCATTTACTACAGTAATTCATGTGACCGTTGTAAATCGGTATTGTCAGCGTTGTCTAAATCGCAAGTCAGTAATGACATCCATTTTCTCTGTATCGACCGACGCGTTAAATCCAGCACCGGTGCGGTTCACATTATTACGGACAGCGGCGAAAAAGTGTTGTTGCCCCCCCAAGTCAACCGCGTCCCAGCGCTCTTGCTCCTGAATAAGGGCCACCTGGTGCTATACGGCGACCAAATCCTCCAGCATTTTCAGCCTAAAAATGTAGCGCTCAACGACCATGCAACCGGCTTCAACGGCGAACCGAATGCCTTTGCGTTGGGGCGTGAGAGTATGGGTAGCGGGTTCGGTGTCGCATCGGACAATTACAGTTTCTTGGACCAGAGCGCCGACGAGTTGTCCGCGAAGGGGAACGGCGGTATGCGGCAACTTTACAACTATGCTACGATTGACCTCGTGGATAAAATAGAGACACCGCCTGATACGTATTCGCCGGATAAGGTGGGGAGTGTTTCAATGGAACAATTACAGCAGAAGAGGCAATCCGAGATACAGAATCAGCAACAGCAGAATACGGTGGTGGGGGGCGGTGGCGGTGGTGGCGGTGGGATGTCCGGAATGGGGGGCTCGGGTGGTGTGCCCGGTTCCCAGCGCGGACAGAATATGCCACCTCCACAGCAATACGCGCCTGTTGGAACGCCTCCACAGTTTGCCGCACAAGCTGCTTACCGCGCTCCGCCTCAACAACCCGAGTATTCGCGTCTGGGCGGTGGTGGCGGCGGCGGTGGCGGGGGCGGTGGCGGGAGTTTGCGTGGGACGATGGATATACGCGCTCAACCGCGTGGTGGCGGTAGTTGGATTTAGCGTGGTTGAACTTTTTATTTTCTAGATACAGTATATAACTATGGAACGCTACGTTCAAGAATGGAGTTTTCCAGTTGATTCTGTAGAGAATGATATAAATAGTAATATAGGTATGTTTGATTTATTTCAGGCGATTCGTGAATTTAATTTTCAGATGAATGACCCGAAACATAATCTATTAAAAGAAATACTTGTCGCAAATTGTGTATCAAAACTAGATGAATTGAACCCGAATGTTCTTGTAATTTATTTAGAAAGTGATCCACCATCACGAGATACTGATAAGTGGAATATTTCTGACATCAAACTTATGAAGGTTCTTTCTGTTCAACTGCCAATTCAAACAAAACAGCCAATTCAAACAAAAACACCGACAGAAGGCCAGAAACCGACAAAGTATGTAAAAGTAACGTTTGGAAATTTCACACTAAGAGGAATTTTACCCTCTACTCGTAACCCTGATAAATTAACTGCTGAAACATACGATGGAACTGAAACAAAAAAGGATAAAAATATTCAGTTAGACCAGGATGACGAAACTATTATAAGTCGTAAAACTTTCTCTCAGTATTATGATTATTTGGGAGACGAATACTTCACAATGCTATTTCCTTTTGACAAATCTACATATGATAAGATTATGGCCAAGATCAACGAAGAAGCTGAAGACGAAGCGATTAAAGATTTACTAGCTCATTTTAATAAAAAAAAAGAACAACGTAAAGAGTATTTTGTATCTGGCCATAAAAGAATAGAAGAATTTAAAACTGTATTAACAAGTTTCGAGAATATGATGGTCGATAAACCTGTCAGCTCCACCGGACAGGGAGGGAATAAACGTTCTCAAAAGAAACCACCCAAGCGGTGTCATATTAATTCCAAATCTCATTATTATTGTCACATGTCTCGCACTCAGCGTCGTAAAAAGACACAGCGAAGGCAGCGAAGGCAGCGGCGGCAGCGGCAGTAGTTGGATATAAACTCATCTTGTTGTATTTGTATAATCGGTTACGGTGTGTGTAATGGATTATGCCGTTGATTATTTGAACGAAATGAATACCGGGGGTCGATTTGTATACGACGACCCTAGATACTTTTCCAAATTATACGTCTTATTGAAATCAATTGGTGTCGTGGTATACACGGCCACGCTCATTACGTGTTCTAGGCCAGACATTTATTTTATCTTTATGGTTGGAGTGATGTCTTTATCTACCGCGAACAGCGCTCGGTATGAGTATAGTCATTATCAGAGATACGGAACTATATTCTCGTCGATTGGTGAGTATGATACATGGAAACAGCAACTATGGCCTATAACCCGCGCTGTGTTTTCAATCGCCGAGCTAGGAATAAAGATAGCGTTTTTTATACGGATGTTCCCGCCTCGGTTTGATGTTCGTTCAATGTGTGATGTGGGGCAAAGTATATTCAATATTCATATATTCGTGGTTTTTACAATCTATACCATCTCTGGTATATCGTGTGTGTGTTTTTTTTGTTCCGCTTATTGTTGTTGTGATAATTATCCACGGCAGCAAAGATTACAAGGACCGCAGACGCGATTTATAGTTATACCCCATCAAAATGAAGAATGCTGTATATGTTTAGATGACAGCGCGATTCAAATATGGGTAATATTACCGTGTGGACACACGTTCCACAATTCGTGTATTATGAGGTGGTTGGTTGGAAACGATACGTGCCCGGTGTGTAGGATTCGTGTAGAATGAAATGGAATGGAATGAAATGGAATCGAATGAAATTGAAATGGAATCGAATGAAATTGAAATGTTTTTTATGTATTCAAGCATTTCAATTGTCTTATTCAACGTTCATACGAATGTCGTCATCTACTACCGCCGCCTCCGCCGCTACCGCCTCCGCCTCCGCCTCCGCCGCTACCGATGGATACCGCACCCATTATATCCGTTCCTGGCATAATTACCAGCGCGACACCCCGTCCCATCTTCATTCCATCGCCCATTACAACGCCGACTGCGAGGAACACGCCAAACTATACGACCGCAACGCAATGGTTCTTCGGGATAACGTCGTGAAAATAACCGGTTGGTATTGGTGTACCGGATTCCCCGCCCAGAACTGCGCCGACACCAACGGATACGTGGATGTCCGCACCGGGAAGAAATACTCACTCCACGGCGATGGCTCGTTTTTCAAGGAAATCATCGGGCGCCAATGAAAATGTCGCAGAGTATGTATATAACAATATATACTGCTGATTCATTGGTGGACAATGGATTCACTCCGCGAGTTTTACCAGAAATACGACGAAATCGTCCGTTTGTCAGCCTACGCATTCACCGGGTGGTTCTTATCCTGGGTCCTTTTTTTCATAATGTTGCCATTTATGGTGCGGTCTTACGGCAAAATCCGGGGCGCGTCATTGAACTACGGGTTTAGTTGGTTCTCGATGATTGCGATTATACTAGGTTTAGAGTTCGGGAATGGATGGTGGTGATGATAGTATTTGTATTTGTATAATAATACGCGCCTCCTGGAGGTGTATTATTATATCGTGACCTCGCGTGCGGCGCACTTGGATAATGGTCACACAACCTGCGCCACGAAAAACGACACCCCGGCGTTATCGGCACCAGAATTTATCACGATATCGCAGTCGGAATCGCCCGAAGGGGCAGTATTCACCGAAGGGGCGATGGAATGGGTGCTGGATGATTATAAACCGCCCCTCCGAGAGATTCAGATTCCGAAGGAATGGACGGAAAACACAGGAAAATATTCGGTTAGAAAGTGTAAATCCAAAAGTTTCAAATCCAAATGGTTAACATTATACGTTCGGAATAGATTCCGGCCGAAAATATTCGGTTTGAAATTGTGATGAAAACCCGTAAGGATACACGGTGTATCATCCTATATAATGGGTTTCGGTGTCGTGGGTGGGGCTTTTCTATCGGTTCATTACTTATAGAGATATCTTAAGGATACATAAGATTATTATAAGATTATTATAAGATTATTATAAGATTATTATAAGATTATTATAAGATTCTGCCAAAAATAAACATTCAGAATTATACGAATGGAAGGAAAACTCCCGAAAATATTTCGTTTGAAATAAAGAAAATGATAGATTCCAAATGAATGGATTCCAAAGGAATGGACGGAAAACACAGGAAAATATTCGGTTAGAATCCAAAAGTTTAAAATTCAAATGGTTAACATTATATGTTCGGAATAGATTCCGTCGGAAAATATTCGGTTCAAATTCAAAAGTTTCAAATCCAAATGGTTAACATTATATGTTCGGAATGGATTCCGTTGGAAAATATTCGGTTTGAAATTGGAAAGTTATAAATTGGGAAGTGGCTTACAAACCCCCGGAGGGGGGCGGAGACTGTGGTATTGAGTGGTAAAATATATTCTTACTATATATGGTGTGGTGGTTGTAGTGGGTGCGGGGTTTATGGTGTGGATGGTGAGGTATTTTGTATCTCCGTTGGGGGCATTCCTATTCGTGTCCTTTTCGCCGTTTGCGCTGGAGACTTTTGAAACACGAAACGCACAATACCCAAAAACGGATTTGTCATTGAAATGCTCTTATTTCCGATTTTTAGGCGAAAAAACGCGTGACTGATACTTTTTGAGGGTCGGTGGCCGCGACGGCGGAGGCAGGGGCTGTGCGTATCTTTAGATGAAATTTTGTCTTTTCCTAATGTATATTATACCATCCAACTTCCATATAGAATGGACCGTAAATATATATACAAATGCGAACCTTGCGTTTTTCATACAACGTGTAAGAGAGATTATGACCGTCATATTTTGACAGAGAAGCATCTTGGCGGCGGCAGTCTAGCGAATCAAATCATAAAATCATCTGAAGGTTATGAGTGCTACTGTTGTCACAATATATTCAAGTCTCGCACTAGTATTTATAAACATATCTCCAAATGTTCAACGCCTTCTCCGCCGCCGGCGCCATCCGCCTCCATTCTACCAGGAATTACTGAACCGCAAATATCCGATGATATGGCGAAGAACATTGTGAATATGATGATGATGTTGTTTCAGCAAAATGCCGAATTACAAAGCAAAATGATGGAAATGTGTAAAAATGGCGGAATGTCAAATAGCAACAACACCATCAATGCGAACACCATCAACGCTAACACCACCAACAACAACTCATTCAATATGAATGTGTTCCTGAACGAGCAATGTAAAGACGCAATGAATATGAAGGACTTCGTCAATTCCATTCAACTGAACCTGACTGACCTGGAAAACGTTGGTAATCTGGGCTATGTAAAAGGAATGTCAAACATCCTTATAGACAACCTCCAAAAGATGGATGTATACAAGCGCCCCGTCCATTGTAGCGACGTCAAGCGCGATACCTTATACGTGAAGGAGAACAATGAGTGGGAACGGGACGGACCTGACCACCCGAAAATGGTGAACGCGGTCCTGGCGGTGGAACACAAGAATGTGGCGCTGGTAAGCGAATGGGCGAAGGCCAACCCGCGCTGTATGAATAGCAACACCCGAGAGAATGAAAGGTATATGAAACTCTCCAAGGCCGCCACCGACGGGGAGAAGGAAGGCAACATCGCCAAGGTCATAAAGAGAGTGGCGAAGAATGTGGCTATTGATAAGGAATCTCACACTAACGGCGGCGGCGGTAGCGCATTGGATTGACCCTTAAGGAGTATATAAAAATATTTTCGTATAATAATTATACGAAAATGTCAATTCCCGATAAAGATTATTCAAATACGATTATCTATAAGATAACGTGTAAAGACCCGAGTATCCAAGATGTGTATGTAGGGCATACGGTCAATTTCGTCCAGCGCAAAAAATCTCATCAGCTATCTTGTATGAATAGTAAATATCCAAACCACAACTGTAAGGTGTATAAAGTAATGCGAAATAATGGTGGGTGGGATAACTGGAATATGGATATAGTCGCATTTTACAAATGTAACGACCTCAATGAAGCACGGCAAAAGGAACAGGAACATTTCGTTGCGTTGAACGCGACAATGAATAGTGTTGAACCGTTTCCGTCAAAACCTGTAAGAACCATAAGAATCATAAAACCAGTAAGGCCGGTAATGCCAGTAAGGCCGGTAAGACAAAATAAATCAACATACAATGAAAATATGCCAATATCAGCATTTAACCGACCGAACGTTTGTTATAGTTGTGAACCCTGTCATTTCAAAACAGACAATAAAACAGACTATGAACGTCATTTAACTAGAAAGAAACATATAATCAGATGTGTTTCAACCTCAGAGCAACAAATTCCTGTTTCCAATACACACGTTTGTCAATCTTGTCACAAGGTATTCAAATGTCGCACAAGTATATACAAGCATAAGGCTATATGTAAAGAAATGGAAACAGCAAGTGGTTCTGAACCAACTGTTCCACCAGTCCCGTCACCCCCCATTACCGCACCCGTTTCAATAACCCCATCCGAAAAACATTATTGTGAAACCCTTACCAAATACTTCACCGATACGATGACGATGTTGTTTCAGCAAAATGCCGAATTCCAGAGTAAAATTATGGAGCACTGTTTACACCACTCAAGAATGAGAAATACCCCCACCAACCACCCATTCAATATGAACCGATTCCTCAACGAGCAATGTAAAGACGCGATGAATATGACGGACTTCGTGAATTCCATTCAACTGAACATGACCGACCTGGAAAATATAGGACGCCTTGGTTATGTGAAGGGAATGTCAAACATCCTCATAGACAACCTCCAGAAAACCGACCTTTACAAGCGCCCGGTCCATTGTAGCGACGCCAAGCGCGATACCTTATACGTGAAGGATAACAATGAGTGGGAACGGGACGGACCCGACCACCCGAAAATGGCGAATGCCGTCCGTGCGTTGGAAGAGAAGAACGATGCGCTTATAGAAGAATGGGCGAATCAGCATCCAAACTGTATAAATGACAATACACGCGAGAACAAACAGTATTTGAAAATACGTAATGCGATAACACTAGGCAACATCGCCAAGGTCATACACCGTGTGGCGAAGACTATCGCCATTGAAAAGGAATGAATACCCCCCATTCGTTCAACCTCCCCCAATTATTATATCGTGTTTATCATAATAGGATAAATACGATACGGTATACAATGACTGAACCTCACGCAATATACAATTGCGAACCGTGTATGTTTCTAACAAGGAATAAAAAGGATTATACGCGTCATCTGAAGTCACGCAAGCATATAGAGAATCATCCATCGGAGACTGACGCGACAGAAGCGACTCCGCCTCCCCCGAAAAAACAAGAGTGTGCGAAATGTAATAAGGAATTCAGGTCTCGCACATCGGTTTATAGCCACATTAAAAAGTGTAACGCAGCGGCAGCGGCACTCACTCCCGAACAAATCCAGTATATTCTTATGGAAAACAAAATACTCAAGGAACTCCTGAAGAACGTCATCCAGGGCCATCCAGCGGCGTCGCCGAATCATTCCGTATAATACTTCGTCAAATACTTATCATAATCCACTGGTAAATATTTATTATCCTTGATTGGTATTTTATGAAACGACACATACGACCGATTATATAAATCCACCCCACGATTCACCCGGTCGGCTATATTCGCTATATTGGTAGTATCACTATTATTCAATTCCTGATGCGACCAACTCTCTATCTTATTCTTCATAAACTCATAATCGCCGAAATATGAGAGATGCCAGCCGCCTTCCGCAATCCAAGGGCAATCCGTAATCCCGCGTATCGTGCTACACGTCTGATTCGTTTCTTTATAAAATGTGTATGTAAGTATTTTTGGCCATTCACATTTCTCCGTATACCTAACGTGTAAATTGTAATAATACAAATCCATTCCAAGAATACTGATACCGACATCCGACATCCGCGACGGAGCGTCATCGCCGTATTTGATACGCCTTAACGTATTAGGGTCGGGTATTTCATCCAGGTCGGTTATCATCAAAATATCCGACTCGCATAATTCACCGCACACTTTCGCGAATCCGGCCGCAATCGCGTTTCTTTGCCATTCTTCGTTTTTCCACTGCTGGCCTGCGCCGATATTGATATTGGGGTGGATATACGGCATATCGTCCACAATAATATGAATGATTTTATGGCTGTATTCCGCATACTGGGCCGCATTGTCCCTAAAAATCAACGGTTTCTCTTTGCCGACGAAAGTATGCGTGCTTTCCACAATGACGAAATAGTCGACGAGGTCGTTCAGGACTTTCAACCGGTAGGACAAGAGTTCGAGCTCATTGTAGAAGATGAACCCGTCGACGACTTTACGGGGGGCGGCGGCGGACATTGGAATGCTACGATTATTACTTACGATTATAGAATATGAAGGTATAAATATATGTAAAATGGAACGAAGTAAAGAAAACCGCCGAATATAATCGGCTCAAAAATGAATGTTCGAGAGATTTCTGGCCGAAAATAATCCGTTTGAAATTGGAAAGACCAACGGTGGACGTTCGGACAGTTTCTGGCCGAAAATATTTCGTTTGAATCTGGGAAAATCCTTATGATAGATGGGTTGGTGAGTATATTTTAAAATCGTATTATGGAATGGGTGGATACCTGGCATTTATGGTAACCGCCAGGGTGTCCGCCAGGGTGTCCGCCAGGAATGTCTTTTTGACTGGTTGCGCGCGGGAGTTTTGAAAACACGAAATGCGCAAATCCCGAAAAACGGGGTTGTGACTGATACGCTCACAAAACGCATATTTGCCCCGAAAACCTGTTACTGTTAATTTTTGGGGGTTGGCCGGCGCGTCTGAAACGGGGGGTTATTTTATAACGCTATTATAGAACATTCTTATACACTATTTAGGAAGAATAATGCCAGATAATGCCGAAAATGCCAATAAATTCGTATGCGTAGGTTGTGACTTCAAATGCTCTAAACAATCTAATTATGACACGCATCTTTTGACCTATAAACATCAAAAGATAATGGGACATAATCAATCCGAGTGCCAACCGTCATCAACAATATCATTCATTTGCCCCAACTGTAATAAGAAATATTCACATCTTTCTGGGTTGTGTCGTCATAGGAAAACATGTGTGGCAGTTAAACAAGATATTTCTGAACCCGTATCCAATAATCTATTAGAAACGAAGGCTAGTGACGAATTTTCCCCCGATGAGAATATTAAAATAACATCAACAGAGCTTCAGAATATAATAACCGACACACAATTTTGTAAGAAAATGATGTTTGAATTAATAAAAACCAACAACAATTTACAAGCACAAATCTTGGAAATGATGAAGAATTCGCAAACACACGCCCCAGAGACCGCCACCGCCCCGTCCTCCATCGGAGTCGCAACAAACGGCGACCATAACACCAACACCATCAACGCAAACACCATCACCAATAACAACAACTCATTCAATATGAATGTATTCCTCAACGATAAATGTAAAGACGCAATGAATATGAAGGACTTCGTGAATTCTATTCAGTTGAACCTGACTGACCTGGAAAATGTGGAACGGGATGGTTATGTAAAGGGAATGTCAAACATCCTGATAAACAACCTCCAAAAGACGGACGTATACAAACGCCCCGTCCATTGTAGTGACGTCAAGCGCGATACCTTATACGTGAAGGAGAACAATGAGTGGGCACGGGACGGACCCGACCACCCGAAAATGGTCAATGCGGTCCTGGCGGTGGAACACAAGAATGTGGCGCTGGTAAGTGAATGGGCGAAGGCCAACCCGCGCTGTATGAATAGCAACACCCGAGAGAATGAAAGGTATATGAAGCTTTCGAAGGCAGCCACCGACGGGGAGAAGGAAGGCAACATCGCCAAGGTCATAAAGAGAGTGGCGAAGAATGTTGCTATTGATAAGGATACCCACAATGGCGGCGGCGGTAGCGCATTGGATTGACCATTAAAGAGTATATAAAAATATTTTCGTATAATAACTATACGAAAATGTCAGTTCCCGATAAAGATTATTCAAATACGATTGTCTATAAGATAACGTGTAAAGACCCGAATATTCAGGATGTGTATGTAGGGCATACGGTCAATTTCGTCCAGCGCAAAAAATCTCACCAGCTATCTTGTATTAATAGTAAAAATCCAAGCCACAACTGTAAGGTGTATAAAGTCATACGAAATAATGGTGGATGGGATAACTGGAATATGGGTATAATCGCATTCTATGACTGTAAAGACCTCAATGAAGCACGGCAAAAGGAACAGGAACATTTCGTTGCGTTGAACGCGACAATGAATAGCGTTGAACCGTTTCCATCAAAATCAGTAAACCGCGTAAAACGAGTAAACCGCGTAAACTGTGTAAAATGTATAAACTGTGTAAAACGTGTAAGACCCGTAGGGCGCAATACAATGATGCCTAATGGAAAAAACCGCGGTTCTTATACTTGCGAAATTTGCGACTTTAGATGCTCTTACAAAAGCAATTACGATATACATATTTCTACCCGTAAACATCAGACAATGGTAAAAAATGAAGGATTACTCGTAGCGGCGGCCGCAGATCATTCAACTGCGCACACAGCGATTCCTTCAAATACATGTAGATACTGTAATAAAAGATATGCTCACCTTTCTGCGTTAAGTCGTCATAAGAGAACGTGTCCTATGATGAACCAAAATATTTCTGAACCCGTATCCAATAATCTATCACAAATAAACACTGATGACGATTTTTTCCCCGATGAGAATATCAAAATAACATCAACCGAACTTCAGAATATGATAACCGACACGCAATTTTGTAAGAAAATGATGTTTGAACTAATAAAAACCAACAACCATTTACAGGAACAAATATTGGAACTGATGAAGAATTCGCAAACACACACCCCAGCACCAGCACCATCCCCACCCCCAGTCCCAGCCCCGTCCTCAAACACCACCACCAACCCATTCAATATGAACCGGTTCCTCAACGAGAAATGTAAGGATGCGATGAATATGACGGATTTCGTTAATTCTATCCAGTTGAACCTCACCGACCTGGAAAATGTGGAACGGGATGGTTATGTAAAGGGAATGTCACACATCATCATAGACAACCTCCAAAAGATGGATGTATGCGAGCGCCCGGTCCATTGTAGCGACGCCAAGCGCGAGACCTTATACGTGAGGGTGGATAATCAATGGGAACGGGACGGACCCAGGCATCCGAAAATGGCGAATGCCATCCTTGCGTTGGAAAAGAAGAACGAGGTGCTTATAGAAGAATGGGCGAATCAGCATCCAAACTCTATAAATGACGGCACACGTGAGAACAAACGGTATTTGAAAATAAGTAACGCGATATCACTAGGCAACATCGCCAAGGTCATCAAGAGAGTGGCGAAGAATGTCACCATTGATAAGGACCCGCAGCCGCAACATCCAGCAGATACTGCGTAATCGTCATCGTAATGATAGTAATTATAATGATAGTAATGAAGAACAATGCTCCGCGAAATACTCCTCGGCCGGATGAAGAAGGGCTCCCGCGCCGCTTTTACACTCAATCTCTCGCACAATGCCGCGCAAGGTCTCCGCGTCAGCGACACCGATATACGCGTCTATCTCCGAACGCGTCGGATTCGCGTTAGCTGACGGGGGAATGAGTTGGACCATCTTTCGTTAAAGGTTGGTATGATGTATTGATGTAATATAAACGCGATTCGGGTTTATATGACATTGATTGTGTATGTGTACTTATTTGCGTCTACGGTTTCTGTGAGACTTGGCAGCGGAAGCATACCGTTTACTGCCAATCCGATGCGAACGAATATAGACGCGTTTGGCGTATTTCTTGGAGTTTTTGCGAGTGGGGCGACGACGTCCGCCTTGTGTTAGTTCATCGGCGGTATCAATATATTTTTGTTTAAGTTCATTTATTGTGTCGGCATCCATTGTTTGTCCATTCCCCGGTCTATAACTCTTATAGTGTCTCCAATATTTTTTAGTTGTATCATCGTAAATTTTAGTATTACCGTTAAAATTAGTAAAATAATTGGTTCCGTCAGTATTGGTATAATCTTTTAATTGAATCGTATTCGCGTCCGCGTTTTCAATTTGTTTTATTGTTGATTTTTCTGTCATATGGTTTGTATATATTACAATAACATAAAATATTGTAAATCTTAAAGGGTGTAAACCCATATTCATTTATTTACTATATCCATCAATAATGCCCCCCGCCCCCACCACGACGCTCGCCCTCCCACTCCCAAACGCACACTTCATCTGGAATTGCGCCTGGTTCTCCATTCCCTCCGCTATCTACGCATATTCCCACCACCCAGCGTCAACCCATCTCGCCATCATCCCCGCCTCTGTCTGGGCGACATCCCTCCTCTACTGGCGCAACCCCGTCCGCGATTCGTGGCGCCGGACTCTGGATATGACCGTCGTGTTTACCGGCCTGACATACAACACGTATTACGCCGTCCGTCACGCGTCACCGACACACTTCGGCGTATACGCGGCGCTCATCGGCACCTCCGCGGTGTGTTATGGCGTAAGCACTTATTTGATGACACGCGGACGCATCTGGCCTGCCACTTACGCGCACGCGAGTATCCACGTCGTCGGAAATATCGCGAATCTAGTTTTGTATAATGGGGTGTGATAAATGCGAACAATCATATTATGTTTGATTTAGTTTTTTGATATTTTTAAAAAATTTATTATTGAATTTTAATTTGTGTAAAATAAAAGTAATGACGATTACCACAATACTAATACAAAATATTATGTATAGTGCTACCAACAATAATGACGGGATGTATGTATATAATGGATTCCAATTCATTTTGTATAATAACTTATCTAAATATGACAAACCAATAGTCAGTGGAGTGCCTTCAACCACGTGTTCATATGGATATTCTATCACTGTATGATTATGTTTTTTAATAATAGATAATCCAGCGTTTAATCCAGTTTCACACGATGCTTCCATACTTACACCTCCCATGGTACTTTTAACATAATAACCGGATAAAAACATATTATTAGGTACGTCGTGCGGCTGATTTGTTGGCATATATTTCATTAATCCAGTATTTATTGAGTATTTGGGGTTAGATGATACCAATTTCCCCTCGTTATTATTTTGAAATTCATACCAATCTTCATAGGATACGAAAATTTTATCAAATGTGGTATTATGTTTATTTATCAATTCTTTGATATATTTACTATTTTTAAATTGATGTATGCCTTCTTGTATAGCTTCTTCTCTAGAACAATCATTCAATATTTTTCCAAATAGTTCACCTTTATTATAATCTAAAAATCCTACATTAAATATATCTTTTATTTGAGTATTTTCCTTTTTACAATTCCCAATAAATTTTTGACTCCATGCGTGTTTTCTTTGTATTATTAATTTCCAAGGAGTATCAACTAGAACAAGTTCATCACATTTAAGTTTTATGTTATTTTCAAGTTCAATTGAAAAATACAAATTAATTGTATAATATAATTGAAGACCGTTTTCTAATTTTTGTAAATGCGGTTTAATTTGTCTATTAGAAAAATATGATTGTTGAGAAATTATTTTATTTATATTCTTCAATGATAACGAGAAAACATACTCATCTCCTTTAATTACTTCATTATTTATTAACACGGAATCAATTATTCCATTGTTTATATTTATATTATTTAATTTTGAGTTTGTATAAATTTTAACACCCCTTTTTTTTAAATAATTAACCCAAGGCACAAATAAACTTTCTTGTGTAGGGTTTTTTGTTATTCGTGTATTTTTTGGTGTAAAATAGTATTTATTAGTATCAAATACAGATAATATATTATTATAATAACCGGATAAGCTTACTTTATTTGCGTCTAATCCCAAAAATGGACCAAGAATTGATTGTATAATTTTATTTTTTTTAAAATATTCATAAGCATTAATGTCTTGATAATCGTTTATTGCCCTTTCACGTGAAATTGTAAAAATATTCAAAACTTTATTTATTAAGTCGACATCCCCATTTTTAAGTATTATCTTCCCAAGATTATAAGGAGATAAATCTCCTTGTTCTATATTATCCGTATCTATTACACACGGATGTGTTAATAATTTAAAATTATCATCTGCGCCTATTTCATTTATAATTTTATTTATATTGTGGTAACAATCTCCGAATACTCTCCAGGAATATTCAATATAACAAAACTTGCCAAACATAGACCGGGCTTGTCCTCCTATATCTGATTCAGATTCATATATAGATATATCAAATTCAGGGTATTTACATAATATATGTGCTGCGGATAATCCAGCTATACCGCCTCCAATAATAACAACCTTCGGCATTTATATATAATTAGAATAAAAAATATGATATTATTATTATTATTATTATTATATTCCAAAATCATAGAATATAATAACACGCATCAATGCCCCCAACCACCCTTCTCGCGCTAATGCTCGCCACATACGCCATCCCCATCGCATTCGTCTATTACAAATACAGCACCGCTACCGCCACCGCCGCCGCCCGTAGCATATCTAGCATCATCACCAGTAAGGAACCCTTCATAACAATAACGGATAATAATGCCCCCCCCCCCCCGTATTCACGATGTTCCAAACCCGGCACTTCATCGCCGCGTGTATGCTCTTGATGGCGGTCTTCACCATAGCCTACGAATACCAACGATGCGTGACACAACACACGCAGTGGTCCCTCTTCGCCATCACCGCCCTTCTCATCGGAATATTCGGTGTTATTTTCATCCCTGAACACGACTCCACCCATTACATCTTCGCAGCCACGGCATTCTTCGCGATAGTCGGGTTTATGGTGGGACATACCTACTACGCCGACACCGACACCGCCGATACCCTCCGCATCCTCCTTTACGCACAATTCCTCTTTATGGTCGTCACCGTCATAGGGGTCATCCAGGACGCGCCCATCTTCGCGACCGAGGCACTTTTCCTCCTGAATTTCGCCGTCTTTTACTTGTATCTACACGGGGAAAATTATACATTTTCCATTTCTACGCCCTCGCCGTCACCGTCCTCTAGCACCCGATGACGGTCAATTGCGCCCTGGTAATCCCGTATATACTGATACAATAAGAGCCCGCCAGACGCCGCCAAAAACACGAGCGACACGCCAATCGTCGCATCAAACGGCTCTTTGAAACACACGAATGAATACGTCAACTGGATGACACGACGCACCAAGTCAAGCCCGCTGAGCAGAATATTCGCGGGGATGACGCTATTTTTACTATTCAGAATGTATATTTTATTGAACATATAAAGTTGGAGCCCAAACGCGATGAAGAAATACATGGTCAACGTCCCCGAAGTAATGGGCGGCGCGTTTTTCACGGTATAAACCACCGCCCAGGGAACCGCAAGCACGAAATATGTCGCCTGAAATATGATTTGGAAATCAATATTGGTCATAATATCGCCGTGCTTCGACATTGAATACTCTATCACGTTATTGTAGGCGGAATTCAAACCGCACGATACCAATATAATCACGGTGTTTTGGGCTACGGCTCCGCCACCGCCACCGCCGACTCCGCCACCGCCGCCCGACGAATACGCGTATATATACTGCGTCGCCACTATCACGTGGGACACCAATAACGACGCGCAACTCGCATAATAAAGTCGTGTCACCGGTTTTTTCAAGAGAAACTTGAACCACGGTATATTGAAAATAATGAATCCGGACCGCAAGATGGTATAATAACTCAATGTAACGGTATTCAGCGCGTAAAACACAAATACGGTCTCAATAGTGTAAAGGACGCCCGTTATGACGGGGTATTTCAGCACAGTTCGGCGTTCGGGCTCCATATAGGACCTAATTTTAGCCCACGAGAATTTATGGATGAAAAAGCAGCTGTAAAATGGGGTGAAGCACAGACTCAATAGGACATTGAACCATTCGTTCTTGTAGTCGTAGTTGTTTGTGATATACTTCATACAGATGAGATATTCGGTCAATGTGGCGACGAAGAATATAGAGTTTAGGATGAGGAGCCAGGCCATACAAGTCTCGTTGTAGTAGTCACACGGAATAGTTCTATATCGGTATCAGCAGACGTATACCGATATAAACCGATGAGTATAGACTATGTATTACAAGAGTAAGTTATGTCAAAAAGTAAATACAACAACACAATTTCGGCGGGGGTGAGAATACCCGACTGTCAGGATTGGACACCGGTGTCATTGAGTAAGAATCGCCCCGCTACTGTCGGCACCGCACTCGCGTCCACGTCCACGTCCACTGCGTCTGCCTCTGCCACCGCATCCGCCGCCGACGACATCCCCAAAAAGACGAAGTATATCGCCAAAGCCACCAGCGATACCATCCGCCAAGCGCGATGCGATAAGAAACTCACCCAAAAGGAACTCGCGCAGAAATGTAATATGGACGTCTCCATCATCGCGGAGATTGAGCGCGGCGGCAATTGCGTCTACAATGCGACCCACGTCAATAAAATCCAGTCGGTTCTCGGCGTCAAGATTCCGCGCGCGTAGGTATAAAATTGATTCATAATAAATAATAATATACATAAACAACCGTGTATATTATTGAATAATGTCCACCGCCGCCGCCGCCGCACCCCCCGCCAAAATCCACCGCCTGAATTACATCGGGTCCAAATACCAGCTCCTCGAATGGCTTACGAATTATATGAAAGAGAAAACCGGTTTCGCAAACTTCGAAAACAAGACCGTCGCGGACCTCTTCGCGGGGACGGGCGTCGTCTCTCACCATTTCCGTCTCCAAGGCGCGACCGTCTATTCCAACGACGCAGAATTATATAGCGCGGTTATCGCCCACGCATTTACGCGGTCGGTGTATACAGAACGCGTCCGCCAGGTCATCGCCGAAATGAATTCCCTCGCCACCGCCGCCACCCCCCCCGGATTTGTCACGCGACACTATAGTCCCTATGAAGGCAATGAACGAATGTTCTTCACGGTTGAAAATGCGCGCAGGATTGACGCGGTGAGGGCGATGCTGGAAGCCGTCTCCGCCGCCGATGCCGACGCAGGACTGACTCACGACGAGTATCAATTCATCCTCGCGTCTATTATTATTAGCGCCGATGCGGTGAGTAATGTGCCCGCAGTCTACGGATGTTATCTGAAGAACTTCAAAGCCAAGGCGACAAAACCGTTTGTATTGACGCCGATACACACCATCACTGCGAGGTCCGCGGCTTCCGCTACAGAATCCGTCACAAAAAGTGCCGTCGACTCCGCGTCCGCTACAGAATCCGTCACAAAAAGTGCCGTCTTCCACGCCGATGTCATCGCCGACCCCGCCTTCCTCGCCACCACCCTCCCCCCCGCGGATATCGCCTACTTGGATCCCCCTTATAATGAGCGCCAGTATTCTAAGAACTATTTCCCGCTGAATATTATTGCGAAGACTCCCGCAGCACTAATCGCCGAGCCCCCCTTGAAAGGGAAAACAGGTATTCCCACAGACTGCTTTCTGTCCGCGTTCTGTCGCAAAGGCGCCGCTGCGGAAACAGCGTTTGATACCTTGATACGCGGCCTGCGCGCCAAATGGATATTCTTGTCGTATAGCAGCGAAAGCATCGTGTCAAAGGAGAAAATGATGGAAATTCTGAGTAGATACGGAACTGTCTCGGTGACCGAGCGTGAATACAAACGGTTCAAGTCGTTTGAGTATAATGAAGACAAGGCTGTCTGTGAGTATTTGTTCTGTCTGGAAAAAAAATGGATGGCCGCTCCCCCGCGGCAGTTATAATTCCGTTACCTTGAAATGCCCCGCAAACACATGAAGCACCTTGTCAATACACCAGCGAACCGCCATATTTTGCCGACTCTTGGTATGAAACTGGAACTCCATAATGGTGGTATCACCACCACCGCCGTCACCGCCCCCGGGTGCGACGACCCGAAGACTGGTAGAATTCGTCCATTTGTCATAAGAGCGAGACCACGAATACTGAAATGAGGTCCAGTCGGGACCAGTAGCGACCGCCGCCGCCGCCGTAGGCGCAATGAACCGAATCTGGTCGGTGTCGCGCACATAGTATACGATTGGCGAGTCAAACGTGTACCGCCAGAGCATAGGCATAATTGCGGCGATATTTTCTTGGATATATTTTTTTAAGGTGGCGGGGTCAGGGACTCCATTCTCGTTGGAACAATTGCTGAACTTAACGCACTCCTCCCAGAACTTTTGCGGGGTCGCCTGCCCCACGACCTGCGGCGCTATCTTGCCGCCCTTTTTCTTATTGCTTTTCGCCGACAAGTGAAGTCCGAACTCCGCCACGGCGGTGAAATCGTATCGTGCACCCTTACTCGCGGTATGGACGCACATCGGGAACAAATTGTCAGTCACGAGACGCTTCAGGCGCGGCGTCAACTT